ATAACTGGTTGCCTACAACTGCACAGACCAACGTTCAAGTTGCACGTGAATGGGGTAACACTAACCCAATCCAGCCTAATAAGGACGCTACTGATGGTGACATCCGTATTGTCGGCGTTGCTACTAGCAACGTAACTTCAAATGGTACTCAGGTAACATTCACTGTTGGCTCAACTCACGGTCTAGTTGCTGGTCAGACTGTAACCATTCAGGGCATTGTTCCTAATGATTACAACTTTGATACTGTACAGATTGCATCAACTGGTACTACAAGCATTGTATTTAACAGCCCTCTTACAAAAGCTGTAACCAACAAGGTTGGTACAATTGTTAAGCAGTACGCTGTTAATGGTATCAATAGCGTAGCAATCTCTGCTGCTACTGGCGTTGTATCTAGCGCAACCGCTACTCCAACACCTAGCGTTGCTGGTGCTAAAGGTGATGTAACATTCACAGTTGCAACAGCTGGTGTGAGTGTTGGCATGGGCGTAACTGCTACAGGTCTTGCTACAGGAAGTGTTATTACTGCAATTGGAACAGGAACACTTACTGTTAATCCTGCTGCTATTGGCGTAGTATCCTCAGCAAATGCTTTTACAATTTCTACAACCCGCACAATTAACTACAGAACTGTTACTCCTCATAACCTATCTTCAGGTCAGAATGTAACTGTTGGTAGTTCAAGCGTTGCTGGTTTCAATGTAATTGATAAGCCTGCTACTGTTCTTGATGCAAACACGTTCAGCGTTTTAGCCCCAGTATTCTCAATCACTTCGATTGCTACTGGTGCGTCTTCTGTAACAATCACAACCAACGTACCTCATGGTATTGCAGTTAGTGATGTTATCAACGTATCTGGTGTAACTGGTGGAACTGTAACTGCGATTAATACCGCATCTACAACTGCGTCTGCTGTTACTACTTACACTGTTACCTACACTGCGTCTAGCCCTGCTCTAAGCGGTACACAGACCTCGCTAGGTAGCGTTGCTAAGAACACTGGTACATTCACTGGTACTGCTTACATCACTACTGCTGATAACGGATGGGGCTACACTTACGCGTACCCATCAGCTTACTTGGTACCTGGTTTGGATAACCATGACCGTGTTACTACCCCAGACAGTGGCTACCCTGCTTACACACCAAGCTACACCACTCCTACAGTTACTGGTCTTACAACCACAAACGCAATCCAAAAGATTCGCGCTGCTGGTCTACAGCCAGGTAACATGAACTTCTCCACTGACCTAACAGTCACAGTGGCAGCACAGTCAGGAACTGGTTGGGTATTTACTACAGGTTCTACCGCACACACCCTTGGTGTTGGCGACACAGTAAACCTAAGTGGCGGTACTTCTGGTGCAGTAGCCAATAACCTTGGTGATGCAACAGTCGCGGCTGTAAGTGGATTCACGTTCACCATTGCTAACGTAACAGGTACTACCACAGTTACTAATCTTGTTGCTCGTCCAAAGAACACCATTGTTACAACATCAGCAGCAAACTCTGGTAACGCTTTGGTTCTTAACTTGACTCGCAACTACGGTCTGTAAAAACCTAAATAGAAAAGCCCTAGCTTCGGCTAGGGCTTTTTTATTGTTTAATCTAGACATAAAAACAATTTTAAGGTTTAATTAATATATAGAGTTTTTATTACGTAGAATATTTTTGTTTTAGTTAGTAGAGCCCACAAACGAAAGCGTTTATACATGTTGAGTAACGCCAGCTCCTGGACACAATTAATCCTAACTTCCATTGAAATTGCAGCACTTATCTTTGCTGGTTTTAAATATATTAATAGAATTACGTCAAGATTGGAAAAACTAAACGAAATTGATGATAGAATTAAAAAAGTGGAATCACAATATTCTCCTAACGGTGGGTCTAGTATGAGAGATGCGGTTAACCGCATTGAAAAAAACATGGACAAACTGCAAGAGCGTTTTGATAACCACATTGACAAACAATAGGAGAAATATGAGTACTACAACTAAAAAGAAGCTCGCATCAATCGCAGAGCACTATGCATACTCGGCACTAGTCGCAGTAGCAACTGCATACGTTGCAGGTTACACAACCCCGTCAGATTTGCTTAAGGCTGCTCTAGTAGCCGTTCTAGGACCTATCGCACTTGGCGTTAATCCTAAGAACCCAGCATATGGCGCAGGCTCTAGTAAGTAATTAAACTACCAGAAGAGCACCCTTAAAGGGTGCTCTTTTGCTATTCTATAGGTATGAACGTAATAAGAACCGTAGCAGCATACCAAGGTCACCCAGTACCTAATAGGGTTACTCGACCTCGTGGTCCATTCCCCCCAGAATTATTTGAAGAACCAGAAGTAATTTATGACTATGACCCAGCCTTTAATGAAGATGGGTATGATTTTGAACCAGGCGCTACCGCACAAAATAACTTTAACCCTCTTAAATGGCTACGTTGCTATGATTGCCACGCTAGAGTCAGGGAAGACGAAACAGAACTACACGATTGCGAGATAGAATGATGCCAGAAGAGCAAGAGCTAAACGATGAGTTTGAAGTTGACCCAGACCCAAGAAGCAAGACCTATGCAAAACTAGAACTTAAGAGCACTTCTACCAGTAACCCAGATAGACCACGAACTTTAGCCGCTGGTTGGGATAAAAATACGGGTACTATGACAGTTGTGTTTAGAGATAGAACTTGGTACAATTACTATAATGTACCTGAAGAAATTTGGGATGAGTTTAGGGGCGCGCCATCTAAAGGTGTGTATCTTGAAGAATCTGGTCTAAACAACTGGGACGATAAGGGTCCAGTTAATAGAGATACTATGTCTCCACATAAAAAGAATGCTCTTGACTCTGTTGTAGAAGCGGCTGCTAGAGAACAAGATATCTCAGGCGGTTTGCAATTTACTGGCGATACTAGAAGACTAAGTAGCGTTATGAAGATATATGATGACTTTATTAATGGTATGGATAACGAAGGAAGACCAGATAGGATATCGGATGAAGAGTAACGGACTAATATACGGTACAACAGTTAAATACCCACATCGTAAACCACTACCAGTTCTTGAAAAAGGCTGGACTCACGAAATTGAAGAGCCTTTTCGCCGAGGCAGTTGCCTAGTATTTCGTTTACCATTTACTCACACAGGGTTTGTGTTGGGCAAGTGGATAGAAACACAAGACGAGGACGTAGCCCTTGCCTCAGCAATTTGGGGAAGGGAACTAGATGTAACAGTAGAGGAACTAATGGAATGGTAAACTTTCGCCGTAAACCTAAAAAAATATGGGATAAACCTTTCTCTGAGAAAGTAGCCAAGAGAGTAAAGAAGATACCTACTGGTGAACTAACTGGATGGGCAGACCAGGCTCTATTTGAGATTAACAGGTGTTTTTCGGGATACCAGCGTACTGGTGAGGATGTATACGTAGAAGAGGCTCTAACTGGCGCTGAGGCTTTGCACGCAGTAGTAACTGAACTGTACAACAGAACTGTGGTATAGTATTAAAGGTTTTACTAGTTTGGACAACATATGAGCGAGCAACATCTCTTCTACGAAGACGACATTGAATTAGACGACGACTTTGACGAAGTACAAGTTTATGATGAGCCTGAAGATGAAATGGACGAACTATCTAAAGAGTTCGTAAATGCTCTTGTAGACAAGATGATGCAGTTTATGGATACCCTTGTTGGACACGCCCTACACCCGTACCAAGCCCCTTTAGCGCGCCGTATGATGGAGTCTGTAATTATTGGTGACGGTGAAGAAATTACCGCTCTTGCAGCCCGTCAGTCGGGAAAATCTGAGACAGTAGCCAACACAGTAGCCACTCTTATGGTGTTACTTCCTCGCCTAGCCAAGATGTATCCAGACCTACTAGGTAAGTTTAAAGATGGTATTTGGGTTGGTATGTTTGCTCCTGTTGAGGGTCAGGTAGAAACCCTATTCGGTAGAACTGTAAACCGTCTTACATCTGAGCACGCACAGGCTATCCTTGGAGACCCAGAGATTGATGATTCTTTGGGTAAGGTTCCTGGAATCACACGACAAATTAAACTCAAAAACTCAGGCAGTAGCCTTATGATGATGACCGCAAACCCGCGAGCCAAGATTGAGTCTAAGTCGTTTCACCTCATTGTTATTGATGAGTGTCAGGGAGCAGATGACTTTATGGTCGCTAAATCTATTTCCCCTATGCTTGCGTACTACTCAGGTACTATGGTAAAAACGGGAACACCAACAAATATTAAGAACAACTTCTACAAGTCTATTCAATTAAATAAGCGTAGGCAGACGTCACGTTCCCGAAAAAACCACTTCGAGTGGAATTGGCAGGAAGTAGCCAAGGTCAACAAAGACTACGGAAAGTTCATTAAAAAAGAAACGCTACGAATCGGAGATGACTCTGATGAGTTCCAGATGTCGTATAACTGCAAGTGGATGCTTGAAAAAGGTATGTTTATTACCTCTACGGTTATGGATGAACTTGGCGATACAAGTATGGAAGTTGTTAAGGCTTATCATCGTACCCCTGTTGTAGTAGGTATTGACCCTGCTCGTAAGATGGACTCCACAGTTGTTACAGTTGTTTGGGTAGACTGGGACCGCCCCGATGAGTTTGGTTACTACGACCATCGTGTACTTAATTGGTTGGAAATCCAAGGAGATGACTGGGAAGACCAGTACTTCCAGATTGTTAACTTCCTAGAGAACTACAATGTCTTCTTAGTCGGAGTTGATGCAAACGGTGTCGGTGACGCAGTAGCCCAGCGTCTAAAACTGCTCCTACCACGCGCGGAGGTTATTTCCCTAACCAGTAGCCCTACCGAGCAGTCAAAGCGCTGGAAGCACCTTAAAGCCCTTATTGACCGCCGTCTAGTAGGTTTCCCTGCCCACGCTAAAACCCGTAGATTACGTGCTTGGAAGCGTTTTTACCAGCAAATGACAGACTTAGAGACTAAGTTTAAGGGTCCTAACTTCATGGCTGCTGCTCCTGACGAAGCCCACGCACATGATGATTTTGCAGACTCTTTAGCGATTGCCTGTAGCTTAACTTTAGATTATTCTATGGTAGAAGTAGAGCAGACCAGTAATCCGTTTTTTAGTAGATAATTTAAGTTTAGTCTGACGTACAGACCAATACAAGGCATAATTTTAAGTGAGGTACCTCAACCTTCCTTAAAGGAGAATTCTCTATGTCAATGAATATCGCACCAGACCCTCAATTCCCTGAGCGTCCAGGCACCGTTTATGACCGCACCTTGAGTCCTGCAATTCCAGGTCAGCGTGGTCCGCTTCGTTTTGAAGAAGGAATCGCAACTGACACGGATGTTCCACAGGAATTCACCGTGGGGGCAATGCAGGGGTACATTCCTGCACCAGGTCGTCCAAATCAGAACCGTAATGTGTTCGAAAAGTCAGCCGAAGAAACAATGCGCGAGCGGGCTCACGTAGGTTCTGCAGCGTGGGTGGAAGCACCAACTGTCCTTAATGATTTTGCTAGTGAAGCATTTGCTGACCACGGCGAAAACGTTATTGCAGAAGTCTTCCGTGATGGTGGTCACCAGTACCGCTTGAACCCATCAGTCGTACAAGACTAACTTCAACCCTAGTTCCCCCTGCCCATAAAGCAGGGGGTCTAAGGATTTATTATGGCTCTTATTCAAGGTAAATCGGTCCAAGAAGGACCTAGGCAGTTGCCTGCTAATCCACGCCTATGGAACATGTATGTTGCACAGGCTAAGACTAGATTTCGAGTCTACCCGTCCCCAGCAGCCGCCCACTGGGTACACTCACATTATGCCCAAATGGGTGGCAAATTTGTAACTTCGAAAAAAGATATTGACCCACGTTTCCGAGACTACGTTCAGGAAGCAATCGAGAAAAAAGAAGCTGCAGCTAAACAAAAAGTAACTAAAAAAGTTGGTCGCGGTAACATTCGCGGCGAGCAAATGCGAGGTTAGTTATTTTATGGTATCATTTAGTTGTTTAGCAGAGAGGTAATTAGATGAGTGTTGATTTTTCGCCCCCAAGTTATAGGTCGGCTTCTTCTGACCTCACTATCTCTATTTCTCCCCTTGGTCTTGTAGAACTTGCAGATGAAGAATTTGAGGTCCACGGTCCTCGTCTAAACCGTTATTCTCTTAACTGGGCTATGTACTTAGGTCACCACACATCTTACCGCCGTCAGGCTGGCGAGACCCAGATGGTTCTTAACTATTACCGTGCTATCACAGATTATAATATTAACTTTGCTTTTGGTAATGGTGTTAACTTCACTAGCCCTAAAGAAACCGCAGCAATTGTCCCCTACCTTCTTGAAAGAGTCTGGGAAGTAGATAATAACAAGCCTACTGTATTGTGGGAAATGGGACAACAAGGCGGTGTATCAGGTGACTGTTTCGTCAAAGTTGCTTACGAAGAGGGATATGTTGACTCTGTAAACAGGCTACACCCAGGTCGCGTCAGAATCCTTCCGCTAAACGCGTCGTTCTGTTTCCCTGAGTTCCACCCGCATGACCGCGACAGGCTTATTAGATTTAAGCTCAAGTACCGATTCTGGGGAACATCTCTAGAAGGTACTCGTCAAGTCTTTACATACACGGAGATTTTGACTGATGACATTATTGAAGAATATATCAACGATGAACTTATTGATTCGCGCCCTAACCCGCTTGGTACTATTCCAGTTATTCACATTCCTAATGTGCGTATTTCTGGTTCTCCTTGGGGTCTATCTGATTGTCACGATATTATTCCAATTAACCGTACTTATAATGAAGTGGCTACTGACGTTGCTGATATTGTTAATTACCATGCCGCTCCCGTAACTGTAATCATTGGTGCTAAGGCTTCCCAACTAGAAAAAGGTGCTAACAAGGTCTGGGGCGGTCTTCCTAAAGATGCTCGTGTAGAGAACCTTGAGGGTGGAGCGCAGGGTCTAAAGGGCGCTATGGACTTCCTAGCCCTTATGAAGAAGTCAATGCACGAAATGACTGGTGTTCCTGAGACTGCTCTTGGTATGTCACAGCAGATTTCTAACACATCTGGCGTTGCTCTTTCTATACAGTTCCAGCCATTGATGAACAAGTACCACCAGAAGATTATTCAGTACGCGTACGGTATTCAGCGTATTAATGAACTGGTGCTATTAAACCTTTCTCTAAAAGAACCAGAGACATTTACCTGGGACCCAACTCAACAAGTTCCACCATCTCCAGGTGAAGCGGTACAGCTAAACATTGATGACCCATTAACTTACAAGTCTTACGTTCACTTCCCACCACCGCTACCTCTTGACAAATTGGTTATCATCAACGAAGTGCAGTCAAAGATGTCTCTTGGTCTTGAGTCTAAAGTTGGTGCTCTACGCACTCTTGGTGAAGAATTCCCAGAAGAAAAACTTGATGAGATTCGCGCAGAATTAATGCAGGATGCTAAGGCTGACGGTGCGTTGAAACTTGTACAAACTCAAATTGAACAACAGATTGCTGAACTTACAGGCATGTTGTCAGGTGGACTTGGTGGTCAACCAACTCCTGTAGACCCATCATTAGGTGGAAATATGGGTACACCTGGCGGTACTGAAGGTGGAGCACCTGCACCAGGTATGCCTCCAATTCTTGATGAAGCAGCAATCCAAAGCCAAGTAGCAGAACAACAACTGCGCGTTGACTTGGTTACAAAAGCCTACGGAACAACTCTACCTAATAGAAGAGCTCCAACGGATTATGAAAAATAATTTACTTTAGGTAGATTTTTTATCATAATAGTAGAAAAATTAAGTATATAAACAATCGGTTGGTCATACGGGATACATGCTTAGGCATATTTGGAAAACGACCCATAAACATTAAGGAAATATTATGGATGTATCTGTAAACGCAGATGTAGACGCATTTACCTCTGAGGTAAATGTAGCTCCAGTAGCAGAACTGGGCGCTGACGTGCCTACTGCTACTTCGTCGAACGGTCAGAAATTCTACACAGAAGAAGATTTGGCAAGGGTTCGAAGCCAGGAAAAAGATAAGTTATACCCTCAGATTAATAGTCTCAAGGAAGAACTTGATTCTATTAAGCGTGACCGCGATGCTGAATTAGCAGAAAAAACTGCTAAAGAGGAAGCAGCTAATACTGCTGCCGCTGAAGAAGCTAAGCGTAAGCAAGAGGAAGAACTTGAAGTTCGAGACCTTCTTAAGGTTAAAGAACAGGAATGGTCTGAGCAGTTGGAACGTGAGCGCAACGAGCGCGAGCGTGCCTTTGCATTACTGGAACGTGAGAAAGCGTTCACAGAAGTTCAGAACTACCGCAACGCTCGTCTAGAAGAAGAACGGGATAACATCATCCCAGAACTTGTAGACATGATTAGCGGCGGTTCAGTCGAAGAAGTCGAACAGAGTATTCAAGGACTAAAAGACCGCTCATCCCGTATCCTAGATAGTGTGCAGCAAGCAACGCAAACTGCACGAAGGGATATGGCGGGAACAAGAGTTACTACTCCCGCTGCTGGACCTATGGATATTGAGACGGGCTCTCGTCAGTTTAGTGCTGCAGATATTGCAGACATGCCGATGAATGAATACATAAAATACCGTCAGCAACTATTGAGCCCTAATGCTCAAGGTCGCTCACAGGGATTGTTCGGATAATACCCATTAACCCCATTAACCACACTATATATAGGAGTCACACGTGGCTAGCGCTTTAACAGGAACTGGCAATCTCGCCGCTTCCCCAACCGCCTATTCAGGCACAAACTCGCAGCTAACTCAGGCAATTCAGCAGATTTGGTCAAAGGAAATTCTTTTCCAGGCTATGCCAATCCTGCGTTTTGAACAGTTTGCTGTAAAGAAGACCGAACTTGGTGTTGCACCAGGTTTACAGATTAACTTCATGCGTTACAACAACCTTGGCTTCGCACAGCCATTGGTTGAAGGTGTACGTATGAGCACAAATGCTTTGACTGCACAGCAGTTCAGCATTACAGTTTCGGAGCACGGCTACGCGCTTGCTGTTTCGGAACTATTGCTTAATGCTTCTTTTGATGATGTTATGGCTTCTGCCTCACGTCTTCTAGGTCGCAACATGGCTATCTACCTAGACCAGATTTCACGCGACACCCTTTACGGTGCAACTTCTGTGCTCTACGGTGAAGACCGCTCAGGTCTATACTCATCAACTGCTAACGCAGCTGGTAACAACTTGTACGCATACGGTAACCTTCCTACTGGTTCAGGTAATACCGCTCGTGCAAACATGACTGGTAACTACTTCCTTTCAACTCGTACCGTTAAGGACGCTGTTGAGACATTGGCTACCAAGAACATCCCAAGACTAGGCGAAACCTACGTTGCGTTTGTTCACCCCCATCAGAGCCGTCGCCTACGCGATAACTCAGAATTCATCGAAGTAACGAAGTACGCCGCTCCTGGTAACTTCATGCTTGGTGAAATCGGTCGTTTGTACGACACCGTGTTCATTGAAACCACTCAGGTTCTCAAGGTTCCAGGTGGTGCTGGTACATCATACGCTGGTGACGTTGCTGTAAGCAACCCAACTGTAGCTGCTGGTGGTGGTTACGCAACACCTAACACCTTTACTGGTGCAGGTAACGCAGACCGTTACGGTGCTATCTTCATCGGCGACAATGCTTTCGGTCACGCTATTTCACTTCCTGTGGAATTGCGCGATGGTGGTATCCTAGACTTCGGACGTGAGCATGCACTTGCATGGTACTCAATCTTCGGTCTTGGTCTAATCACCGACCAGGCAATCGTAGTTGCAGAAACCAACTAATTAAGACCCCTCGGAGAGGGGGCGTAAGCCCCCTCTCTACTTTTATCAGATACTAACAATGGAGAATACTCATGGCAACATCAAAGGCAAAGCCCACCGATGCAACGGGCAAGTTGCGCGAAAAACTAATTCAGGAAAATGCTGAAGCAGTTCAAGAAAGCGCAAATCAAATGGCAATGGCTACCGCACAGAAGGTAGTAGCTTTAGAAACTGAAGTTATTGACGCTACTAAGCCTAATAGGGCTGAAGTTATTGTTGATGAGCCCACAATTGTCTCTGCTGCAGACGAAACAGTCACTATTCGTGTTGTTGAAGACATCGAAAGCATGACATTTGGCGCAGGCAATTTTTATTCCTTTAAGTCTGGTCAAAAGTACCAGGTAGAGCGCGATTTAGCTCTACACCTTAAAGATAAAGGTTATCTAGCAAATACCATCTAGGTATATGCGTCGGAGGCAGCGGGCAGTAGCCCGCTGTTTCTGTTTTAGCCTGATTTTTATTGAAAAATAGGGCATCATTTATTAGAGCGTATATAAGGAGTTTTTGTGGCAGTCCTTTCCGACCTCCTTTCAAGAGTTCGTCTAGAACTTGGCGATAATGCCCAACAATTTACCAAAACCCTTCTTGGTGATGGTACTACTAAAGATTTTTACATTGGCGTTAAGCCTGTTTCAGCTTACGGTCTATTAGTTACCGTAAATGGCGTTACTAAGACCAATCCTACTGATTTTACGCTTGAAGAATCAATAGGAATGATTCATTTTGTTACTGCGCCCGCTTCTGGGGCTGCAATTGTTGTGACAGGAACTCAATGGAGATATTTTACTGACACTGAGTTAACTACTTTTATAAACACAGCCGTCACACAGCACACAACGAACCGTACAGACGCTTACGGTAGTGAAGTGACCATTGCTAACATCCCAGTAATAGAAGAGTACCCAGTGGCTCTCCTAGCCGTTGTAGAGGCTCTATGGGCACTTGCTACAGATGCTGCGTTTGATATTAACATTTCTGCACCTGATGGTGTTCAAATTCCCCGTAGCCAGCGCTTTCAACAGTTATCTAATATTATTGGTCAGCGTAAAGAACAATACCGAGAGCTATGCTCTGCCCTTAACATTGGTCTATGGCGTATTGAGATGGGTATTCTTCGCCGAACATCTCGTACTACTAATCGACTTGTTCCTGTGTATATGTCTAAAGAGATTGACGACAGCACTCTACCAGAGCGCGTTTACATTGAGAACAACCTTAAGGGTCGCACTCCGCTCCCAAGCAACGTGGGCATTTACGACATTGTTCTTACTCAAGGTGATGTTTGGTCAGTTCCTTTTGACTTCCCAATTAATTTAACTGGTTATTTAGTTAAAGCACAGGCTAGAACTTATCCAGGTTCTCCCATAGTTGCTGCTGAGATTACTTGCACTATTACTGATGTTGCTCTTGGTAAGGTAACTCTTTCTCTTACTCACGACCAAACCCTTGAACTGCCACTTAAGTGCTTCTGGGATTTGCAGATTTACAAGGCTGACGAGTCATTCAATGAGACTTATGTACGTGGTCTATTGTTTGCTAACCGTCAAGTTACGGTGGAATAATGGCAGTTAGTACTCAAGAAGTTATTGTTGTAAACCCTGCCGCTACTTCTGTAGTAGTTGTTAGCGGTACGGCTGTAGGTCCACAAGGAACTATTGGAGCAACTGGTCCACAGGGAACTATTGGAGCAACTGGTCCACAAGGTATTGCAGGGACCACAAACCTTAGCATTATCAATGTTCTTGATTATGGCGCTGTAGGTGATGGTACTACAGATGATACTACGGCTATCCAGAATGCAATCAATGCTTGCCCTGCTGGTGGTATTGTTTGGTTTCCCGCTAAAACTTTCCGTGTAACCGCGCCTATTATTTTGCTCCCAACTATTACCCTTGAGGGTACACACGGTAACAGAGTCTTTTACAACTCTGCACCTTTAAGCACGCCACAACCTTCAATGATTAAAGCTGCTTCTACTTTCAGTGGTTCTGCCGTTATCCGCATGTTGGATAAAGAAGAAGGTGGTTACGCTAACGAGTCTACTGGTCAACGAATCACCAATCTAACTATTGATGGTTCTGCTATTTCCTCTGGAACTATTCGTGGTATTTACGCTACAGGCAATGTTCGTGAAGTTATTATACACAATGTTGCTGTTCAGTTCATGCCACATAACGGTATTGCTGCAGGAAACTACACTCGTACAGATTCTAGTGTACAAAAACCTTACTCTTGGTATGTTACAGAAACCATTGCTAGGTCTTGTGGAAACTTTGGTTTCTCTGTAGGTAACATGTCGGACTCTAACTTTGTTAGTTGTCAATCTTTGTACTCTGGTGTTTCTGGCTGGTTTATTTCAAACAACGCCAATACTGTTTTTACTAACTGCCGTTCCGAGTGGTCTGGTCAGCATGGTTTTTATGTAACTGGTTCTTGGGGTACTTCCCCTGCTGGTTCAGGTGGCGCAGTATTTACGGGCTGTACAACTGATAGAAGCAACTATAACGGTTTCTATGTTGACGCCACAGGCAATGGTCCTATTACTTTTAATGGTTGTTATGCTCGCCGTGACGGTCGTAACGGTAACTCTGGTGGTGGTTCTTATGCTGGTTTTAAAGCTTCTGCTGCTACTGTACCTGTCCTAGTTGATTCGCTTGTAACTTACCCAGGAAACAATGATGATACTACTGGTACTGTTTCACCGCAGTATGGTGCTAGTTTCAATGGCAATAGTTATGTAAGTGTTTCTGGTGCTTCGTTCCTTCATGGTGTCACTACTGGTTTTTATGATGGCGGTAGCAATACTGTTTTACGGCGTGGACCTAACATTGGTGAGCGTACTGGTTCTCCTTCGTCACCAACTAATGTGTACCAAAACAACTGGTCTATGGATAATAGTTCCAACTTAACCACTAATGGAACTGGAACTTTTGCTACTGTATCCGCTACAACTGTAACTGCTACAACCGTTAATGCAACGACTGTAACTGCTGCTACTTTAACTGCTACAACTATAAACGCTACAACGGTTAATGCTACCGCTATGGCAGTTACTGCTACCGCATCTGCTCCTACAGATGTTGCTAATAAAGCTTATGTAGATGCTGCTGCTGGCGGAGCCTATAATGCTGGCGTTGGTATTACTAAATCTGGCAGTAGTTTTCTTATTCAATCCTCTGGAAATACCCTAAACCCAACCGCCAATAACTTAGATTTAACCTCGTTTAGTCAAATTAATAGCACTGGAAATACTTCTGCAAACATTGTACAGGGCGTTACGGTTGACTCCTATGGTCGTGTAACAGGTGTTACTTCTGGAAGCCACACCTTAGCGTCTACAACTATTGCGGGTATTTCATCGTTTAACAACTCCAACTTTACAGTTACTTCGGGAGCAGTTGCGGCTAAGGCAATTACATTAACTGCGGGTTCTGGCATTTCATTATCTACAACAACCGTTAACCTTAATGACTCTGTAACTATTACTAATGCTGGTGTGTTATCTTTTGCAGGTGCTACAGGCGCAGTCACTGTTGCAACAAGTAACGGTGCTACCGTAACTACTACAGGTTCCCAGATTAATATTGGACTTACTCAAAACTTACAAACCGCTGCAACTCCCACATTTGCTGGGTTAACTATATCTGCTCTTGGAACCGCTACTGCACCAACGGTAGTTGGAACAACTGCTACATTTACAGGTACTGGAACTTTTAACGCAGTTACCGCTACAACTGTAACTGCTACAACTGCCACTATTGGAACTGGTGGTATTACATCTAGTAGTCAAGTTGCAATCACTACGTTATCAACTTCGGTAGCCCCGTTAATTATTAAACCTGCTGGTTCATTGACTTTCACGGGTTTAAGCGCTAACCATTCTGGTGGTATAGGTCAGGCTTACGATACAATTAGTGGTTTCAGCTCAACTACTGGTTTAGTCGTTGGTCAGGCTGTAACATTATCTGGATTTTCTAACGCAAACTTTAATAGCGCAACGCCGACAACAGTAACTTCAGTTGGCGCAACAACTATTCAAGTAACATCTCTAAATCAAACAAACGGTTCTGGCACTGGTGGTCAAATTGTTGTAACATCTACATTAGCAAATTTACAAGAATGGCAACAAAATAACGGTACTGCAGTTGCTTCCGTAAGTCCTAATGGTACTATTACTGCCCCAAGCTTTTCAGGAAGTGGCGCATCATTAACAAACTTAAACGGTGCAAATTTAACTACCAATTCAGTACCTGTAACAAAACTTGAAAGTACCGCACAAGCGCCTTCTTTGTGGTATTCACCATTAACCGCTACAACATCAGCAACATTGTCTGCAGTTGGTGCAGCTGGCACAACATCAGCAGCAAACTTTATTGACCCATTTGGTTTAACTAATGGTGTGACTGTTGGAATTAATAAAACTTACTATGTAGAATACGTCTTTGTTGGCAACTGTACCCACACTGCAAGTACTTCAACTGGTATTCGTGTATATATTACTGGTGATGCTGTTACAAATATTGGATTTGATGTAATGCAGGCTTCACTTGCAACCTCACCAAATGGTAACTGGGCAACAACAACAAACTATTCTTCGTATGTTAATGCAATAAATACTAACTATCAAGTTGGTGGTTCTGTGACAACTGGTACATCAGTATTCTTCAAACTTACTTTGCGTGGAATTATGCGAACTGGTGCGACTGGCTCATACTTTCAACCTAAACTAGGCTTATCAACAGTTTCGGTTTCTGGTACATCAACAATGACTATTGCCCGTGAATCGTACGCTTCACTAATTGAACTTGGAACATCTTCAGCAGACCGTTACCCAGCGACAGGTTTGTGGTCATAATGGCGTGTAGAACAGGTTGTCCAACACAGGACTGTGAAGATTACGCGGCTTGCTGTCGTGGGATTATGATAGATAGAACCAGTTTACAGGTTCGCTAATGAGTAGACCGTATACCCCAGGTGGGCGTTTTAGTTCTGATTGGGAAACCAATGAGATTCACGACGCCATTACTAAAGACCTTACTAACCCAGTAGGTACTACTATTGACTGGTATGTCTGGAAACCGCACAATGATGCTGATGCAACGTCTACCCAGATTGACCCTATCTATGATGTCGGTTCCATAACCTATGATGGTAGTGGTGGTCGTAAGTGGTTAGAGCCTGTTAAGATTCCTGTAATTAGAGCGGTGCTTGGTCAAGGTTCAACTAACATGGTTCAACAAGGTTTCTACAACTCAGATAGATTGCACCTAACTATTGACCATGATGTGATTATTGACCTTATTCCAGAGATGCTATATAAGTTAGACCCATTAAATAGTGAGAGTCCAGACCCTCTAAATAGAGACAGAATTGTTTGGAAAAGCCAAGTTTATCGCGCGCTTAAGAACAATTATGCTGGTATTATTAATGAGAGGTACACACTGCTCACTTTTGATTGTCAGCAGATTATGCCTGAAGAACTAGTTAATGACCCACAATTCCAGTATTACGCTGGCTAGGAGAGATATGTGTAAGAAATGTGGCAAGGCAAAATGTGCCTGCAAGCCAACAAGCAAGTGCGGTAAGTGCAGTAAGTCTCACTCAGGAGCGTGCGATAAGAAGGCTGACGCTAAGCAAGATGCTAAAGCAACAAAAGGTATGTCACCTCTTCAGAAGGCTAAGTTTGCTAAAGAAGACAAGAAGATGGAAAAGAAGCCTATGTCTAGAGCTGCTGATGCTAAGAAGGACGCTGCCTTGGCTAAGAAGGTTAAAGGTAAGAAGTAATGGCTCTTGACCATATTGTAGTTCCTACAATTACTGCAAACACTAAGACTTTGTTGTTTACAGTACCTGCTGGTGCTAGCCCATGCTATGTAACTATCCAGAATAGAAGTGGGTCAACAATTGCTGTTGGAGATGACACTCTAGATGGTCTTGGAACCACTAATGGCGGCATTGGCATTGCCGCAAGTGGTCAATTACAACTTTGGTTAAACGCTGGGGACACCATTTATGGTTTCTGTGGCTCTACTATTAGCAATAGCGTTGTAATCCTCTACTCATACTTAGTGCCTCCTGTAGACACAAGTGGTATTACAACATATAAAAAGTAAAAACTAATATGATTTAAGCCCCCGAAAGGGGCTTTTTTCATTTACTATTGTATTAGTTCCACTGCAGGAACTAAGTCAAGACCCCTTGCTACCCAGTTGCTCTACTCCACCCAAGGAGATTTGCGTGTCCGAGAACAAAGTATCTCAGGCGGACTCTAAAGAGTTCTACCGCGGGATTGTCTATGGCAATCCGCAGCCAAAGGGCGTATGGGTTGGAGTCTTGGCGGGCATACTGTGGCGCAGGGGTAAGTAATGTCATACTTTCTTGATTACCTAAATGCAAGAAAAAAGTATCTTAACGCTGCCTTCGTTAACATTGCCCTAGCAGGAAACTGGTCTACAGATATTGTTAAAAAGATTTCTGTGGATATTCAAGAAGGTGCACCAACTCTAAATATTCCTGGGGAATTAAAAACCCAGGTAACTGATTTAGAATACGGTAAGCCTGGTCAACCAGCTACTTATGTCTTGCGTAAGTTTAAAGAGGTAGTTAACAGCGTTGTTGCTGATGCAACTGTTAACGCTATTTATCATTCTCTTTCTCCTACTAGCGCACCAGACCCAACTCAGGTGGAAAAATGACCTTTATCTTGGCTGAAGATGCGGCTCTTAAGTCGTACCTTTCTGGTTTAACAGTATCTGATGAAAAGAGTAATCCACGCTCTGTAGGTGTGTGGTTTGGTTATCCAGATGTTGAAATCCGTAGTCAAAGTTTTCCGTTTATTACCATTGAACTAATGGATATTCGGCAGTCGTTTGAGCGGGCTCACTCTGGTTACTACTACGACTCTGACAATCAAGGCACTGTTATTAGTAGTACAAATACCTTATACGGATATGAGTATCCAGTACCGTATGACCTTGTATACCAGATTACGTCTTACTCACGTCATCCACGCCACGATAGAGCACTAGCTTACCATTTAATGAATAAGTTCCCTGGGTTCCGTGGGTTCCTACCAGTACCTAATGAAATTGGTACTAGTACTGCTTACCGACATATGTTCTTAGGGGACTTCACAAAACTGGACCGCGCTGAAGGTGAGAACGGAAACAAACGCCTTCTTCGCAATGTTTACACAATAACTGTAATGAGTGAGATGAGCCCTACTCTAGCATACGCTTATATAACAACACAATTTGTTTCAATCAATAACCGTGGAGCAAAGGCTCCATGGACAACATCGATACCCGAAGATAAAAAAGCTGTTTAACATTTATAAACTACCCCTCAAGGAGAAATAATGGCTAACTACAATAAGCCTGGCGTGTACATCGAAGAGTCGTTGGCACCCTCAATACCAGTAGCTAATACTGCTACACCTTCAACCGCTGCGTTTATTGGTTATGCGGATAGGGGACCAACAACCACGCTGAACAATAACGTTGTTGCTGTACCTACGCTAGTAAGCAGTTGGTCTGACTTTATCAATAACTTTAGCTTTGGTACCAACATTAATACTTGGACTGGTATACCACCAATTACACTTCTACCTACAACAGGCTCATCTACAATTAGCCTATCTACATCAAGCACAACTATTACTGTTGCTAGCACTGTGGGTCTTCAGGTAGGTTCAGTTCTGTCACTTGTTGGGGCATCTGGTGCGGCATTATCAACTACATCTTCAACAGTTGTTACAGCAATTACAGACTCTACAAATTTTGTAGTTAACCAAGCACCTATTACCGCTGGTACCGTAACATCAATTACGGCTTCAAATAATACTGACTTGAAGTATGGTATTAAAACTTTCTTTGATAATGGTGGTGGTCAAGCATACATTCTTCGTGATGTTAACCCAGATGCTGTAAAAGCTAAGACTACCATAAGAGATAATAACCTATCTACAGCCCTTACTGGAAGTATTGCTTTTGACGCTTACACTTCTAACTTTGGAAACAAAGTAGTAACTATTGCAGCAACTACAGCGGCGTTTACTAACCACTACGCTGGAACTACTGTTAGCCTTTCTGGTATTACTGATACTAACTACACTAATTTAAATGGTAATACTTGGGTAGTATCATCTGTATCGTCTGATAAGAAAACTTTATCTTTGTACTACTCTCCTGCATCAGCAGTTTCAACTAGCACAACAACATACACTGCAGCATCACCAGTAACTGTTACTGGCGGAGGTCTAAATGGTTTAGGTCAGGCTATCGTAGTAACTGCTAAGAGCCACGGTGCTTGGGGTAATGGTATTTGGATTAGTACAACTCCAAATAGTACTCCAGGTTACTTTGACCTAACTGTCTATTACTCAAATACAACTACTGCTACTAACTTAAAAGCGGCAAATATTGTAGAAAGATTCCTACAGTTAAGTATGGACCCAGGAAATAGTCGATACTTCTTAGGTCAAATCAACTCATCTTGGATTGATGTTGTTGATGGTGGTTCCACTGGTACTGGTATCTTTAGACTTCCACAGTTCACAGGTACTTGGAAGAACACCACTGGTTCAGATTCTGTTAAGGGAGCAAATGGCGCTTTCTCTTGGAACTCTAACGGGTTTACAAATACTCCTGTTGCAGTACGCCTAGGAACACAGACTAGCTCTCTTATTCAATCTGGTGGAGGTACTACAGCTGGTTCTGAAGGACCTACTGCTAGAACTAACACCAGTTTAATTTCTAGATTTGATACGGTTATAACCCCACTTATTCTTAACTGGGCAAATAACTCATACTCTTCTGATATTAACCAGCTTATTGCTTACTCAAGTACTCGTGGTGATTCCTTTGTATTAATTGATGCTGAAGCCTCACTTACTCTGGCTGATGTACTTAGTAGTACTACAGATGTTGGTATCTCTTCTTACACTGGAGATGTTAACTACGCGGCTGCGTACTACCCGAACATCATCATTGCAGACCCATCATCTACAACTGGAAAGACTGTATCTGTAGCACCGTGTGGAGCAGTTGCTGCTCTATACACTGACACAGACTCTAGACGAGGAGTGTTTAAAGCTCCTGCTGGTGTTAACGCAAGACTTAAGTCTGCTGTCAATGTTATCCCATTAAGCAACGATGATTTTACAAAGATTAGCTCGTACAGTGCTAATCTGAATATTATTCGTTTTATTCCAGGTTCTGGCATTTGTGTAATGGGTGCTCGTACATTAAGTAGCGACTTCACTCTTCGTTACGTACCTGTACGTAGAACAATTAACTATGTAGGTTCTTCACTTCGTAGTTTAACTCAGTTTGCTATCTTTGAGCCTAACGACCAGAACCTTTGGAACACTGTTAGCAGCGTAGTTAATAGATTCCTTACAGACTTCTGGCGCGCTGGTGGTCTTTCTGGAAGCACCTCAGCACAAGCGTTTTATGTAAAGTGCGATAATACTATCAACACTACAGGTTCAATTAATGCGGGTGAACTTCATATTGAAGTTGGTATTGCAGTACAAAAGCCAGCAGAGTTTGTAATCATTCGAATTGGTCAGCTTGATGGAAGCTCGACTGTAACCGCGTCTATTTAAGGAGATAATAAATAATGGCAATTAACACAATTGATGACAGAGGAAGTATTCTTTCTGACCCGTTACGCCAGTTTCGGTTTAAAGTTGAATTCATTCAGGCTAAACCATTTGATACTAGAATTACAACAAATACTGCTGGTGGATTTACTGGCGGGTTTACATCTATTACTGGTTTAGGTATTATTAACGACCCAATCGCTTACCGTGAAGGTGGATACAACACCACTGCACACAAAGTTCCAGGCATGACAAGATTTAATGACGTAACTCTTACAAGAGGAGCGTTGTTTGGAAACGACCAAGCTATCACTTGGATGCGCGGAATCTTTGCTGCATCTGCTGGTGAGGGTCTAAATGTTAATACTCTTGGTACAACAAACGTGGCAAATCAGTTCCGTTGCGATGTAAAGATTATGGTTATGGACCACCCTAACTCGGACGCAACTACCAATACTCCTAAAATGGCGTTCCTACTTAAGAACGCGTTTATAACATCTATAGGGTACACCGACCTAGACGCAACTCAGAACGGTCTTTTTGTTGAAAGTATTACGCTAACACATGAAGGTCTATCAGTTCTGTTCGTTAAGGAAGACGGAAAAGCAAAAGACCCTAACTACAACCCAGGAAATCAATTCTAATAACTAAAACAATAAGGAAAATAATATGGCTGAAATAACCGACCCAGATGCAGTAAACAGATTAGTGGAGTCTTTAGATTCCAATGAAACTGTTAAAGATGTAGATACTGTATTGCCCCTTAGCAATGAAGTATACCTACCAGGTGGCTTTATGGGAGATAACGGTATTCTATCTAAGTACGCTGAAGTTAAAGAACTTACAGGTGCTGATGAAGAAGCTATCTCAAAAGCTAGTTCAATATATGGGGTACTACAGACGGCGCTATCAAGAGGTCTAGTAAGTATTGGGGATGAGCCCGTAACGGTCTCTGACTTTGATTCCTTACTGTCTGGTGATAGAGATGCAATTTTACTGGGAATTAGACGAGTAACATTCGGTAACATTATTAAACAACCATCTATTTGTCAGAACTGCGGTACTGGTGATATCTGGGATATTGATATTGAAAAAGATATTCCAATATCAGAACTAGATAACCCAGTTGCTGACAGAACTTTTTCCGTAAAGGTAAAGGCTGGTGAGGTTGTTCTTAATCTTCCAAACGGTATTACACAAAAGAAACTTTTACAGACGGAAAATAAAACGGCTGCTGAGCTTATTACAATTGCTCTGGCTGGGTGCATTGCTTCTGTTGACGGTTCTATATCTATGGGTAGAACAACCGCTTTAGAATTAGGGATAGCTGACCGTGAAACTCTTATTACAGAGTTGTACACCAAAGCCCCTGGTCCACGCCTCGGGGAGGTGCTGAAGGCTTGCAAGGCATGTGGAAAAGATACGTTTATTCCACTAAGTCTGGCTGACTTATTTCGTTTTTAGTAACGAAGACTATGTAAATTTAATGGACCACTACGAAGTACTAACTCGAATATTTAACTGGTCTCTGAGCGACATACGCTTACTCTCGCATAGAGAAAGAACTAATTGGATTGAAAGGGCTACAAGGAACCTATAATGGCTGACCCAAGTGGTATTTTAGACTCTATCTTAGCTAAGGTTAATGCGCTTACCGCAGCCTTAGGTAGGCTTAATAACAGTGCTGGTAGTCCAGGTTCTGGAAATTCACCTGTTACTACTCCTGCTCCTGGAGTTGGTAGTGGTGGTCCTATTAGTTCAATGATGTCGGGGTCGTCTCCAGATTACACAGACCCTACTGTACGTAAGACAAGAGGGATATTTGCTAAAGGTCTTTTAAAAACTACAGGTCAAGCAACAGTTGCCGCTATGGGGTTATTGCCTACTGCTGAAGAGGCAATGAATGTTGAGATGCTTGGGTCTCGCCAGATGTTCTATGGTCAGTCTGGTATCTCTGGTCATAATTATTTACTTAACTCCTATAGGTCACAAAGAGGCGTAAGCGCATTAGGTTCTCCTACTAGTGCGTTTGATTCTGTTCAAGCAATGAACTACGGCGCTGGTATGGGTCTAATGCCAGGTCTTAGCAACTTTGGTCCTAACTCTAGCTTTGGTGGAATTATGGGCGGCGCTGCGTTAGCATCTAACTTATCACCAGGTCTTGGTATTACTGGTGGTATGGGTGTTATGGCTAGTCTTAACCAAGCCCGAAAAGTTAACTCACTTAGAATGATTGGCGTTAACGTACGTGGTGCTGGTGGTAACATGAATGATTTGCCAGATATTATTAAACAAATCTATACCTTACTTAAAAACGCTGCTGGAAAAGTTACACCCCAAATGATTGCTGTATCTGCTATGTCTGGTAATGCTTTGGATAGTATGCTTGACCAGTACTTTGGTCAAGACGAAAACTTAAGAGCAACAGTAATAGCTGGTCTTGTACAAATGGCTAATAGTGGTGGCGCTAACCTTTCAACCTCTGGTACTAAAGCAGGTCTTATGAAGACTGGTGGAATGACAGATACTTTAACAAACCTTGTTGGAACTTTTCCTAAAGAGTTGAGTCTAATACAGTCGTACACCAACGCTACCAATGCTGGAACTAATGCTATGAATAGGGAGATAATACCAGCACTATATGACTATCTTGGTAGAGCACAAAGCACCCCTGGACTTGGTACTGCTATTAAAGGTGGTCAAGCTGCACTTACTGGTCTTGAAGTATTTGGCGGTATCCGTGGTGGTGCTGGTAACTTATTAACTGACACCTTAATTAACGCAAATGGTAATTTTACAGGTATGACTAAATCTTCTGGCATGAGTAAACTTATTGCTAAATTAGGTGGCTCAAAGAAAGCTGGCATACTAGGAAAAATTGCTGGTGGTGCAGCAATCGGTGCCGCTCTTCTTGCTACTGGTGCACATATTGATAGTATGCCAGGTCTTTCTGATAACTCTGTTCCTACTGGAGGAGTTACCTCAACACCAGTATTTACTGGAGCAATTACTGTAAATGTATCAGCACCTCCAGGAACTGACCCATATTCTTTTGGTAGTGCAATTACAAATGCAATGGTAAGTATGGCAACGAGGTAACTATGTTTCAAAATCCAACAGACAGTAGAGACAGTGGCGCGGTAGCAAAAAAGAAAGTAGTAAAAAAAACTACCCCGCATGCAAAAAATAAACACAAGAAAAAGGGTAAAGTTGCAGGTGCTAATAAAAATCCAGGTAAGGGAGGTAACCCAAAAGCTAGGACTAATAAAGGTCTTAATGGTTACCGATGGAACCTTCCACCTCATCAGTGGAGCCTTCCAGTTGAACCGCATGATATGGACGAACTTGTAGTAAATAGTGAAGCATTTGCTCTAGGTGCTAAATCAAAGTACAGACGTGGTCGTATCTATTGGTACTCTAGAGTTGATACTGAAAATGTAGACTACACATCCTATAACTGGGCTAATGCTAATAACGCAAAAAGTCATAAGAAAGACCCGCGTTATGGATTCCAATTCTTATGGAACCCTAATGAAATTACCACATCAGTTGCAGTTAATATGGATATTACACCTTCATTTGCTGACAAGTTTGTTAATGTTGTAGGAGCTTTTCCAAGTGGTGAGTACCTAACATTTAGTCTTAGGCTAGATAGAACTAACGATTTTGCTTGTATCAAGTCTATTTCGCATGTTCCTAAAGCTAATAAAGAATTAACTACCTATGACCAATTAGCAAAAGACTACTCAAGTTACTACTCAGCCGCTGCTGCTTTTGATTACGGATTTGGTGACGAAGTATCTTATAAAATTCAAGACCTTCAGAAATACGGAACTATTGCTGACCTTGAGTACTTGTACAAAGCAATTAATGGTCCAGGTTGGACTAACGTTGCTACTGGTAGAGTTAGTTCTGATATTGGTTTCTTAAGCCCTACTCTTCTAAAGATTGATATTGGTCCGCTTAGTTACTTGGGTTATGTTAACAACCTTACTGTTAACCATACTGCGTTTACTAAAGACATGATTCCTATTCGTACTGATGTAACATTGCAGTTTAACCTTATGGCTACTGCAGGATTGTCGAGTAACTAATGCCTATTTATTCTGGTTCTCGTTACGAGGATGCTACTGTTGATTACTTTAGAAAAAAAGAGTATGGAACTACAACACCTATTGTATTTTATACATCTGACTCTTTAGATGCTGTATCTTTCTTTACCCATACCTATGTTCCTGGGGAAACACTTTGGGGGTTGGCTGAGTACTACATGAGGCGCGCTGACTTGTGGTGGACTATTGTTGAGTACAACCCAGAAGTTGTTGACTTTATGAATATTACTTCTGGAACAACTCTTAGGATACCTAGTGTTTAATTACGTATCCATAGAGTTCCCTTTAGCTGAGAATCCCCCTCAGCGGCTTTCCTATTTCTATTTAAATTTAAATAGATATGCCCATGAGGTAGCAGTAGTTAAGTTTAGGGATTGGGATATTAAATACACTCACATCAAACCTGGTGAGCCAGTAAAAGTTAACCTTCGAGGAACCACTGGTGCCAGAAACTTTGTTGGATATATCCACGATATCAAACCAGAGATTACTCCTGGTAAACAGTTTGTAGAAATAGCATTAATTGGCGCATCTTATAAATTAAAGCAAGCGCGTCAAAGAGTATTTACTAATATGACTGCATCAGATATTGTGCGCCAGATTGCTGCAGAACATAACTTCTCTGCATTTGTTACTGACCATCCCCGTGTTTATCCACAGGTATCTCAGGCTGGGCACACAGACCTTGAGATTATTACAAGGCTTGCTAAGCAATGTGGGTATACCTTTAGAATACAAAACACATCTATTTACTTCCAACCACTTACTGCTGCTTACACAGCTACCCGTGCAAACGCACCATCGTTTGTAATGCGTGAATCTAACGACCCAAAAGGTTCTACTCTATATTCATTTAAAATGATTCTTGGTGAGAGCGTACAGTACGTGGACGCGTATAAGTCTGCTGGTAGAGTTGGCGGTGTTGACCCTGTTACTAAAGAAGTAAATATTGTTACTAACAAGACAAGACCAGAGTCGCTAAGAGACATATCAACACCAGAGTTTTTTGACAGTTTTTCTACAGAAACAGTAGCGCCTGGGTATACACCAGCAGCATATGAGGCTCAAGCTATTGACCAACGCAATCGCTTTCCTTATCGTGCAGAAGTAGAAGTTGCTGGTATTGCAAATATATATCCAGACAGCCCTGTGTATCTAGCTGGCATTGGCTCTGACTACTCTGGATACTGGATTGTTATGTCTGTAAAACATAAGGTAATTGAGACTGAGCCAAATATTCTTACATACACAACTATATTACAAGTGGGAACTGACTCTATTGGAACAGCAAACGTATGGAGTGACGGCAAAGTAGTTGCTGTTCCTGATGTTATTCAGATTAGAGATTTAGTACCTGACACATTAAACAAGGTATCTAATGAGGCATCTCTTTTAACTGACGGAAATACTGTGTACAGTAACGAAGGTTTTGGTAGTACTAATAATAGACCACAACCTACCACTGGAAAAGTTCCTTGGGTATGGCAGGCTGGTGGAGATATTGCATCTGATAACAGCAAGTATGTTTCCACATCCAGTATTAGCCAAGCCGCTCTAGATAGATTGAGGGCTCAAGGTGTACGCTAATTTAGATAACTGGGATAAACGATTCTACGGCATTTACCGTGGAGTTGTTATAGATACTAACGACCCAGAAAACTTAAACCGCATTAAATTACAAGTTCCACAGATTCTTGGAACTGCCGTAACTAATTGGGCATTTCCTATTATTGGTGTGCCTGAAAATAAAAAAGCTCCTTATGGTTCTTTTAGTGACTCAACTACTCAAAACATTGCGGCAGTTAATACTCCTCAAGTAGTAACCATTAACACAACAGAAGAAGCTTTTAGAGTTTCTATTATGGATGGCTCAAAGCTTACGTTTGCCGCTGCTGGAACATATAACATTCAGTTTTCGGCTCAGTTGCAAAGAACTAACAAGGGAAACGATACTGCGGATGTTTGGGTTAAGCTAAATGGAAGTTTGCCAGCTCAAAATGTTTTAAACAGCAACGGCAGCATATCTATTAGTGGTGACGCTAATGCTACCCCTCAAATTATTTCTTGGAACTATGTACTAACTGTTAAAGCTAATGACTATCTAGAGTTTTGGTGGCGAGGAACAGACACTCATATCCAATTCCTTGCTGAATCTGCAGACGCAGTAGTCCCAGCAACCCCTTCATTTACAGTAACTGCGACTCTTGTTGGAGGATTTTTGCCTATACCTGGAGATGGTTGCTGGGTAATGTTTGAAGGCGGAGACCCTAATTTCCCACTATGGCTAGGAGCGTTCTAATGGCTACATTTGGTACAGGTGGTAATTTACCACTAAACACAACAATGATTGACCTCCCGTTTGATATCAGTTCTACTGGTAGGGTCGGATTCATTGCTGATACAGACCATAAAGTATGGAGAAATAAGGTGTTGAGCCTACTATCCATAGATATAGATGAGCGTATTTGGTACCATAGTTTTGGAGCAAATGTAAATTCATTACTATTTGAGGGAAATACTGAAGCCATTCTTTCGGCTAAAGAAGCAATATCTGACGCATTTGTAATATGGGCACCAGAGCTAACGCTTAGAGATATTCAAGCTTTTTATGACGAGAGCTTAGCTACTATATCTCTAAATATTATCTATCAAGTTCCGACTGGAGAGGTAGATTCTGTTAAAATAGTTAATGAATCACTTACCCCAGCTGGAGAAATAATCGAGGTTCTATAATGGCTGACGAACTATATGTACCGCAAGTAGACTACACGTCTAGAGATTTCCAATCTATTAGCGATGACATTAAAGCATTAATTCCTAACTTTGCTCCACAATGGGTATCTAGAGATGCTACAGATTTTGGTATTGTTTTAGTAGAACTGTTCGCTTATATGGGCGACCTTCTTAATTATTACATTGACCGTGCTGCTAATGAATCATTTATTGATACATCAACTCAGCGAGAAACTGTACTAAGACTTGCACAGCTGCTGAACTACACGCCTAATGACATCTCCCCATCAAGCGGTAGTGTGCTTCTTACTAACTCATCTACAAGTGCAGTTACTATTAAAAGTGGAACGTTATTTTCTACAACAGCGGATGGTACTAACACAGAGATTACTTTTGAGTTAGACAGCGATGTAAACATTGCAGCAGCAGTTGGTTCTACTTATGGAACAGCAACTGGAACAGTGACTCAAGGTATTACAGTTTCTGGGGAAACAATTGGAACATCTAATGGTAGTGCTTACCAAGAATTTACATTACTTAACTCTGGAGTTTTAACTGGAAATTCTATTTCTGTTACGGCTGGTAATGTAGCGTACCAAAAAGTAGAGCATATCTTAGACTACAATGCCGATGACCCAGTGTTTTCTGGTTACACAGACGGAACAGGTGTAACATATATTCAGTTTGGTGATGGAATCTCAGGTAGAATTCCTGCTTCTGGTCAAACTATTTCTACTTCATACAGATGTACAACTACTCCTGGAAGTCTAGGTAACATCCTTGCTAACACCCTTACTATTGTTGTTAGCGATAAGGACGGTCAACCTGTTAATGATTTACAGGTAAATAACGCTGCTGCATTTAGTGGAGGTGCTGATGCGGAATCAACTGACTCTGTTAGAGTAAACGCCCCACTAGCACTACGGTCTTTAAATAGAGCAGTTACATTAAAAGACTATGCACAACTTGCTGTTCAGGTAAATGGTATAGCTAAAGCAGTTGCAGCCGCTAGTGTCTACACACAAGTAACTATTTTTATAGCTGCTGCTGGTGGCTACGCATCTGGAACTACATTAAAGAATAATGTCTACAAATACTTATCGGATAAAATTCCACCTAATACAAGTATTGCTATTAAAGACTTTACTGCTGCGTACCCATACCTAGCAGTTACAGTAAATGTTCTTCCACAATATGACCCTAATATTGTAAAAGATGCAGTAACTAATTCTATTTACGACTTATTTAATTTTGAAAATGTTGTGTTCAACGACGTTATTACTCAGGGTGATATCTACTCTGCGTGTAAGAGTGTAGATGGTGTATCGTACGTAACTATCACAGGATACGAAAAGCAATACACAGTAGTCGCATCTCCTACACTTGCTGGGGGTGTAACAGACTTATCCTGTAATATTGATGAGGTTCCTATTCTTGAGCCTACATACATCAAAGTTACTACAGCAGGTGGCATTAGCTAATGGCAGTACCTTCAGCTATCTCTTCCGCACTAAAGTCTACTATATCTGCACGTCCTAACAATTATGGTGTTACGCATGTAGGAATAAGCAACGTGCCAGATAAAGTTATTTGGTATAAGGCTAGACTTGTGCGTAAGTACACTGGGTACCCGCAAAACATTTATGACGGTGATACCGTTTATGATATTACTAATAAAAACTATGTAGTTAAAGTAGCCAGTGTGTATGGGGCAAATCCAGTTTCAACTTTCACTTATAGCGGTGGTGGAACTATTGCTTATGCAGATAGCGTTGACTACAAGAACTTCTACAATGTTCCAGCAACGGGTGGCTCTGGAAACGGCGCTACCTTTAATGTTGTAAGGGCTGGTAAGGGTGCTGGGGGCACTGGTGCTGTAGTATCTGTAACTCTTAGTTGCTCTGGTGAAGGGTACACGGCAGGAAACTCTTTAACATTAGCTGCTGCTAATATTGGTGGTGGAGCTGCAACTGATATAACCGTTGTTGTAAGCGCGGTTGGTGCGTCCGCATCTGCTGGTATTAAAACTATAACTACTAGCATCTCTGGGACTGCCCCATCAGTAACTGCATCTAATATTGCTGGTGTGTCTGTAAACTCATCTGTTGGTAAAAACTCGGCTTTTAACGTATCAACTGGCGGAACTGTAACTATTGCATCTGGTGGCTCTGGGTTTGCAGTAGACGATTATGTAGCTATCCCTAGTTATTCTTTGGGTACTACAGCAGATACGTCTGAGCCTAATAGTTACGGAACCACGGCTAGGTATCACGTTTACGACACAGTTGGTAGCACTGCAACAACTACTAACCCAACTACTACTGCTGCTACATCTTCCGTAAAAGCAGATAGAGTTTTTTATTCTTTATTTATAAATTACAGTTTAACTACTGGTTCTTTAGTACCTTCAGATTATTACTGGAACAAGGTTGCTGAAGGCTCTTCGGTATTAATTAAAGACACTGGAACAGCAACCCTTCTTGCTAACCATCTACCCAAATACTACATTTCTGGAAGTTACCAAACAGTTATAAAGAACGGTCAGTCAGTTGTAGTTAACGACTTACTAGACTTCTTAAAAGTATTTGCCTTCCAATTAGATATCTATAAGACACAGGCTACTGATGTTTTTTATATGACTAACACTCTTAAAGCTGATGAAACACTAATTAAGATGCTTCTTAAGCAATTTGGTGGAGACTATAAAGACGTTAATGATGTAGCACAGGCTCGCATACTTCTAAATAACATAATTAGAATCTTTCAAACAGCTGGTTCTAAAGCGGGGTTAAGCACTCTTATTGAGGCTTACACTGGTTATAACTCTACGTCTACTCAGGGTAGAAACTATATGCACGAGTATAACTCAGCATCATTTGAAGATGGTACTGGGTACTGGTACCCAACTACTGACCAAACTGTTTACCCAACTATAAACTCTGTTGGACCAATTGATGGTTCTATTGCCGCCTTTACTGATAGCGCCTATAGCGGTGGTCAAGGTCTTGTTATGTACAGTGCGTCTGGTTCTGGCACTACCATTACTGTTTCTAGTACTGCAAACTTACAACCAGGAGCAATAGTATCTGTATCTAGTGGAACAGGTGCATTTAGCCCTGGTACTGCTGTTACTGCAGTTTTGTCCTCTACAACGTTTAGAGTTAATCGCTCACCATCAGCAGCACTATCATCTGCGACAATTAAAGCCTCGTACAATCTAGTTACTGGTATGGCAAAGGTACTTGCTGGTAGTGGTGGTACTACCGCTAAGTTTTACCTAGGTCCTAAGAGACTAAAGACAACAGCACTTGCTTCTTCTGGTGCTACTACTATAACAATGAAGTCTGGAACTATACCAGCAATTAATGATTATGTACTGGGAACAGGTATTCCATTTGGTACACATGTAACGGCTGTTAACTCTGGTACATCAATTATCACACTTTCTGCAAACACTACTGCAAGTATTGCTTCAGGTACTGAGTTATGGTTTAGTGCAAGTAACTCTGATAAAACTGGGGCTAATACTGCACGGATTATAGTTGAAGAAAACAAACCCTACTCATTTAGTACCTATGCAAATTTAGGTGGGGCAACTGCCACTCCTACCGTAACAGTATCTTTAAACTGGTACGATATTCACGGAACTGTTATTAGCACCAGCACTGGAACTGTTTTAAGTATTTCAACAGGCAGCTCAACCTGGTTGCCAGCAAAAGTTACAGCAGTAGCCCCACCTAATGCTTCCTATGCTGAGCCGCAGATTTCTATAACTGGTATTAATGCAACTACTATTCCTATGTATCTTGATGCTGTTCAGTTTGAACACGGTATAAATGTAGTATCAAAACAGTTATTAACTAGCACATCTATAGAATTAGTTACTTCAGGTTCGCACAACTTTACTGCTACTGATACTGCTAGTGGTACTAATTATGTTTCAGTAACAGGTTTAGGCGCTCCATATGACGGTGGACCTTACGTTATCTCATCTGTTCCTAGTGTTAACTCTGTTAGATACACCATCCCTTCTACATCTACGGCAACTCAAGCATCTGCTGTTGCTGCAACTGGTGGACTTGTGTCATCAAATACATTTTTTGAAGATGTTAAAATAAATTATATTGATGTAATTGCTAATAGAATTAATTTAATTACTAACCCATCATTTGAAGTAGGAACTGTTAGTGGTGTTAACAATACTGGAACTCAGTTCTGGTACGCAACTAATGCCGCTATTTCTAGCACAACTTCTCAATCTATTTCTGGACCTAGAGCATTAAAAGTTGTTGCAAGTTCTACAAGTACTATTACTATGACTGCGTATGCTGGCACAATTAGTGGTGGAACAATTACCAGTACTAATACAGCATTTGTTGTGGAGCCTCCTAGTACTGTAGACCAAAGCGTGTATTACACATTCTCGTTTTATACATATGCTAATGCTACAGCAAGAAGCATTACCCCAAAAATAGTATGGTCTACTGGTGACGTAACTACTGGTACAGCATCTACAAATACTGTTGGGTCTTGGACTAGACACTCGTTAATCGTAACTGTTCCTCCAGGCGCTTACTCTGCAACATTAAACATACTTATAGCTTCACCAGTAGCTACGGAGATTCATTACATTGACGATGTGTTATTTGAATACGGTTCGTCTGTAAAACCTTACTTTGATGGTTCGTTTGATGGATACAATTACGCAGACAATACTGGGACTATTGACTCTATGTGGGAATATAATGGTATTCCTAATGCCTGTAGAAGTCATTATTACACCAACCGTGTAGCAAATGCTGGAAGACTTAAATCAATAATTACGGACGGTTTATATTATGCGTAACTCAGTTGAAGCGGCAACACTTGCTGGTGTAGTCGCATCTGTTTCCATTAGACCTGATGGTAAAGCTGTTCTTTACAACACACAGGACACGCATAATTTTAAACCTGGTCAATCAGTTACCATTACTGGTCTTACTGGTAATACCGCAGCAAACCTTACTGGTGCATTGATTGGTAGTATTACTGCAACTGGGTTTACTGCATACGTGCCAGATGTAATTAGTTCTACTACAGGTCAATTTGTTAGTACAACTATCTCAACTACAGCACCTACCGTTACGTCTACTGCAACCGCGTGGGTTACTAATAGTTGGGCTAATCAGAACAGGGTTCGTTATGGAACGCCTGCTCCTGTTAAGGCATTGCCATACTACTTAGACACAACCCCATCTTTGAATTTATCCGCTATTACATACAACTCATCAGGTAATGGCATTGTTACAGTTAACTGGTCATCAATAGGTTCTTCTAACCCAACAGTTTCATTTACACTTACTCAGGTATCTGTATTTGGTACGGTGACACTGACATCTGGTGCTACTACTTCAGTTGGTTCTACTACTGTTTCTAACCTTGTTGCTAACAACCAATACACATACACAATTACAGCAAGCAATGCTGTCGGTTCTAAGGAAGTATCTGAGTCGGTACGACCTGACCCAACTATTAGTTCTATGGGACCAGTTACCGCTACTGCTAAGTCTGGTGTATCGGGAACAATTAGAATAACCTGGGAAGCACCTGCTGTTGCAGCGCCATCACTTACGTACTATTACATACAACGAGCAACATCAACAGATAATATTAACTTTGGTAGTTGGTCAGATTTAACTAACGTATCTGGTACAACACTTACTTATGATGATACTACAGCAACTATTGTTGGAACATATTACAAGTACCAAGTTAGAGCATACAACGGAATTGTATACAACCCATACAACCAGAGCGCTCCTACAACGGCTAATTTCTTGACAACACCTGTTGCATTACCTAGTTATGTTTCTACTTCAACTGTTGACATATCAGTAGCATCAGACTCATATAGCAGTAACCCTCCAGTTACATCATGGAAGGTAGAACGCTCACTTACTGGTGTTGGAAGTTGGTCTGTACTTACTGCGTCTACACCATCTCTACCGTATGTTAATTCATCTGTTTCACAGAACACTACCTACTATTACAGAATTACGGCAGATAATGGTGAGGTAGTTGCAACTTCTGCATCATCTATCGGTATTAAAACTTACTCTGTTCCTAATGCTCCTACTGGAGTTTACTCATTAGCAGGAGCATCTAGCGTAACTGTTTACTGGACTGCAGCAACAGTTACTAATGCGGCAACCCCTGTTGTTAACTACACTATTGAGCGCTCATCTGACAATGCTACGTGGACAACCGTTACAACTGCAGTAAGTGGAAATGCCACATCCTACACAGATACATCTGTTAATAGCAGCGCATCTTATTACTACAGAGTTACTGCAGTAAATGGTATTGGTTCATCTACAGCAAGTACTGGAGTTCAAGATTACTACGTGGCAACAGTTACACCTACTGTTAGCCCAATAGCTAGCACTGCTAACCAGTTAAGTGTTACTTGGTCTGCTCCATCATCTAACCCAGCTTTAAGTTCTTACACACTACTAAGAGCTACATCTACAGATAATATTAATTGGTCATCTTGGTCAGCACCACTGTCTCTATCATCACCAACTGCAACATCTTACACAGAAACAACTGCATTAAGTTCTACATACTACAAGTACCAACTGACAGCAAATAACGCACAGGTATCTAGTATTCCTGCAGTAAGTAATGTAACCCAGCCTTACTACATTAGTTCACCTATGTCTACACCTAACGTAACTAGAAACACAACAGACAAAAACCCAACAATTCAACCTGTTAATTATGTCAGCAACCCAGCAGTTACAACGTGGACAATTGAACGCTCGCTTAATGGAACTAGTGGATGGTCCACAGTAATTAGCACCAACGCACTTCCTGTTATTGATACATCTGTTTCTAGCGGTACTACATATTACTACAGGCTAACAGGTGCTAGCAGTCAACTAACATCTGCTGCATCAGTTGCTTCGTACGCAGTAACAACTAACTCTGTTCCTAGTGCACCAAGTGTTTCTGGAATTGCTACAACATCTAACACAGTTATTAACTGGACATCATCTACTGTTGTTAACCCAGATACTCCTGTAATTAACTATGGAATTGACCGTTCAACAAACGGCTCTGTATGGACCACTATTACAACTGCCTTGAGTAGCTCTGCTACATCGTACACAGATACTGTTGGAACAAGTAATAGTGTTTACTATTACAGGGTATACGCAACTAATAGTCTTGGCACATCTCCATACAGCACAAGCACTTTACCGTCTTATATTAATACAACAACTCCTACTGCTACACCTACAGCAAGTACTGCTAATAGCATTACTGTTACATGGAGCGAACCTACGTCTAACCCAAGTCTTACTAACTACACCCTTCAACGGTCAAATTCTACAGATAATGCAACCTGGGGCTCATGGTCTACGATAGGTACCCCAACAAGTACATCATATGTTGATACTGCTGTGTCTAACTCGACGTACTACCGTTACCAAATTAGGGCAAACAATGCTCAGCTATTTAGTGCATACGTAGTAAGTAACTCAACACAGCCATACTATGTAACGTCTCCTATGAACTCTCCAGTACTAACTAACAGTTCCATTTCAACTACTTCAGTAAATATTGCTGTTCCTATTTACATCAGTAATCCATCCGTTAGCACTTGGACAATTGAACGTGGTACTACTAACGGTACTTGGACATACACAACTACAAGCAGTACATTGCCTGTAACTGATACCACAGTATCTGCTGGAACTTCTTACTACTACAGACTGACTGCTAACAATGGTCAGTTAACATCTAGCCCATCCACATCAGCATCAATCACTACGTATGCTGTACCGACTGCACCTACACCGCTATCTGCTACCGCTGTTTCTTACAACACGATTAACTTAAGTTGGACTGCTTCAACAACAAATAGTGTTGACAACCCTGTTATTGACTACAAGGTTGAACGAGCAACTAATGGCGGGTTTACAACAGGTTTAACTGTTGTATCAAGCACTGTTACTGGTGTTACATACACAGATACAACTGCGTCTCAAACCACAACTTACTACTACCGAGTATCTGCTAGAAACGGTTTAGGATATTCTGCAGTATCATCAATTTGGTCGGCTACTACACCAGTACAACCTATTTACACAAGCATAGATACTGTATCGTTTACAAATATGGTAACTTACCCAACTACAATAACAATGTCGGGTACCATAACACCAGTTCCTACTGGTGGTACTGTTGGTATTTCGTTTACGTCATCATCTCCGACTTATGCTTCAGTTAATACAAGCACGGGCGCATGGTCTGTTCCTAACATTGGATATCCTGGACAGAACAACCCTTACACCATAACTTATAGTGGTTACAATGCCTACCAACCTTCAACATACACTGGTGTGTACACTATTTACCAAGGACAACCAGTAGTTACCCAAAACCTTGTAGATGGCTCTAACGTTACATCGTACGCATTTAATATTGGTAGCACTATGTACTACAAAGCAAACCTAGCATTACCAATGTCAAACACACCTTTATCTGGGGAAACGGTTAGATTTGAAGCCTATAACTCAACCTCAGCAACTTGGGAAGTTATTGGAAGCGCAACCACAGATGTCAACGGAGCAATTCAAATTCCTTGGACACCTGCTTCAACAGCTTACACCTACATACGTGGAATATTTGATGGGTCACAATACTACTTGTCTAACACAACTAGCTCGTACTCAATAAATATTCGTGATAAGTACACCGTAACCTTTAACTCAAATGGAGCTGGAAGTGTTGGAACATTAACTGGAACGGCTGGTCAAGAAGCAGCGTCTACCTTTACAGTGCCTAACATTAGTGGTGCAGTAGACTACAAGATTGATTCTATGACTTTGAATATTGCTGGAAGTGGTGTCACCGCTACAGTCAAACCATCTATCTGGACAACTGCTACATCAGGAACTAACTGGATTTACCAAGGAGGTTCAAGGACAGTTGCTAGTAACGCATCGCCAACTACACAGACGTTTACAAGTGTTAATGCTTCAGTTACTGCGGGAACAACTTACTACGTAGGTTTCTGGAAGTCTACAGCCGCTATGCTCTACTCATACGGAACTATATCAGGACCCACTACAGTATACGATGATAGCGCTACCGCTATTGGTACTTTGAACCATGATAGAACCGTATCCAATAGAGCAATTAACTACTCTGTTACATACTCGTACTACAAGTAAATCTACCTTCTGATTTGACGACCAAAAATCTACGTGTAGTATAAATCTCCTAACCGTCTAAGGAGACAACATGTACGAAAACATCGTAGTGGTTGGCAATGGTAAGACGAGCAGGGAAAACGTAGAAGCCCTGATTGACGATTACATTTATGCCAACAAAGAAATAGTGTTCCACTTAATCTCGACTGGTAAACAGTCCGATGGTCAGGTGTGGGCTAAACAATACCTAACAGATAAAAAGATATCTGTTGAAGTTGGTAATACATTAGAAACATATAAAAACGCAGCCTTCTTTATCCTATGGGATGACGAAGATGACGAGTCTGTAAATGCTCTAGCGACTGCTAAAGAACAGGGTCTACCTGCATTTGACCTTACCAACGGTCTAGTTGAGATAAGCCCATCAGAAACCATAGAAAAAATTGAACGCCCTCGACCTCACGTTGCAGAACTCATCGAGAAAGTTATTGAAGATAATAATGAATTATTAGATATGCTTACTGACTCAGACGAGGAGCCCGAAGAAGACGTGTACGAGGACCCTCTATACGAAGCTGTGCGTGTTATTGCTAGTATCTTTGCGGAAGAGTTTGCCAGGGTACTCAAGAAATGATTTCAGCGGAAGCTACAGGCGTTTTAAGCGTCTGTGTGTACGAAGACGTGCACCCAACATCTCCTGCCCTTGTGCGCCGTTTTAGAGGCATTAAGAGGCAGGGTGAGGATTTCTTTAAGCGAGTATTAAAAGAACTTCGTGATATAGGATTTATTGCCACAGATATCAGTAAGATTGGTGGTAGATTTCAGACAGAAAGTTGGGTCACTGCTGAGGGAATTGAGTACTTACAAGAGCGGGGTTTTCCCACTCCCGTAAAGTCCATCACAGGAGAGGGATTTTCCACCCCCCTGTCTCAGCAGAGTGAGCTAACTAGTACTAGTTATATAAGTAGCTTAATTAGTAAGGAATACACGGGGGGACCCCGTGAGGAAACTTTTGAGAAAGTAGAATTGGAGGTAGCGGATATGTCATGGGGTGGACTCTTTGAGACCAACGTCTCTAGCGACAAGTTAGATGAACGGGCTCAAGCACAGAAGTTTAAGAAAGCCGAATACGATGCGGCTAAGGAAGAAGCACGTACAGAGAAGTTAATTAAACGGCAGGATATACACCCTTCCCAGTGGACTTGCAGTGATGTTGCTTATGAGTTTGGTGCCAGAATTCAAGCTAAGTGGCATATCAAACCTTGGTCAGTTAGAGGAAGTAGGTTTAGCCAGGCTCTTGGTACGTTTAGGAAACAGCACGACACCAATGGTGAGATTGAATTAATCCTTTTAGATATGTTTTTTTCTACAGTCGATTTGGATAAATACGATAATGGAGAAATGCTATGGAAGATGTTTATTAAACGTTCTCCAAACTATTTAACTCAGGCTCGGGGAATGGTTCGTACAGAAGAACAGTTAGAAGATGCACAAGTATCTGCTAAGAAATCACAGGAGTGGTTATATGAGTAACATGAAAGATGAGGCTCTACGTATTGCTGAAGAGCAAGAAAATATTGAGAGTCAGATGCTTACTGCTGGTCTTACCAGAGAAACTATGGATAGAATAAACGCTTACATACGCAAGTCGCAGGAGGTTAACAATGATTAAGACAGATGAGTTGCCTGTACGTAGGCGGTCTTGGGTTCAAGTTGCTGGTCTTCCTAAAGCACGTATGGGTTGGGAACTATCAGATTGCAAAGAAATAACCAAGAACGATATGTCGCTTGCTAAAGCTTGGATTGATAAAGTACGCGACGGTTCTGTGATTCGTGCAGAAGGTAAGAAGACTTGTGGCAAGGGGTTACTTCTTGTAGGCGAACCAGGTCACGGTAAAACTACGTTTGCTTTAGCTATTATTCAAGAAATGATTAGGACTTTTCCTTTAGATGCGTTCTCTGTAGAGTCAAATAAAGCGCTTGTGACTCCATGTTACTTTGCCACATTTAATGATATCATTGACTTAAAAGGTGCTCTAATGGGTGAACATACCGACGAGCAAGAACGCCTGTTCCTAGGTATGCACGGCGAATGTAAAGATGATGCTTATAACGTACGTGTATTAGTTATTGATGACGTAGGTAAAGAGCACACTTCTGGTACAGGGTGGCAACGTTCTATGCTTCACCACCTTCTTCGTACTAGGTTCAATAATGGTTTACCAACTATTATTACTACAAACCTTGCAGTAGATGCTTGGGATGCAGCGTACGGTAATGCAACTGAAAGTTTCATACGCGAAGCTTTTGCAATTATTGAACTACAATCTACCAAGGGAGACTTGAGACGATAATGGAGGGTACGATGAAAGACACACGTGTAGTACAGTTGTTCCTTAGTCAGTCTATGGAACCAGGTCCTGGTATCTATGAAGTAAGTATTACAAAAGACAAAGAGTTTATGTGTACTTGTCCAGGGTTCAACGGTAGAAATAACTGCAAACATGTAAAGTTTGTAAAGGCTAGGGTTGATAGTAACAAGGGCACTTACCCATTAGAAATATCAAGTCGTTGTACTCCAGAAGATGCTGATAAAGCACAGGATTCACCTGAAGATTTTCGTAGGTTTATAATTAAATATGGAAAAATAGAGGTCTGTTAAAAATGTACAAAGGGGATATCAGTAACAACACTCCTAAGCGTGTACTGGTTGCAGAAGAACTTGTGTTTGTAAAGAAACAACATATCGAGAAGAAGTTTAAGTTCTTCCCAGTTGTTAAGACAGAGCACCAGTATGACAAATTTATGCTTAATAAGTTATACCAATTTACTACTCAACGTATGGTTACGTTAGAGCTAATATCTTTTGAGCATGATTATGATGAACTAGAGATTATGTATAACGAGTTAGACAGGGCTGGGTTAAACCCATTCCGAGGATTCTCATACTATAAATCACCACGTAAATTAGTGGCAGACTTACCATTTAGACCAGAAGTAATCGGCGTACTTGACCCAGCAAACCAACTGATGTATGGTCACTGGGGCATAGACCTTTAAGGAACAATATGAACTACGAAACAGAACTAATTAATCGGGCTATACAAGACCAAGACCTAACACCAATGTTTGAACGCGGTGTTCAGGACGACTGGTTTACAAATGCTTTAGAGCAGAGGATTTGGAAGTTCTTACGTGAGCACAACTCTAAGTACGGGCAGTTGCCTAGTATGGATGTGCTTACTGATAATTTTCCTACCTACACCTTTCACCATGTAACAGACAATCCTTTCTTTTTAATTGACCAGATTATAGAAGCAAAGAAGAAAGCAGTAGTGCATGATTTCATGCGTACTGCTATTGAGGACATAGAGCAAAGAAAAGACTACAGCGCTGCAGTTGAAAGTATTCAAGTAGGTCTTAGTGCACTGCAGGGAAACGGTCTGTCTGGTTCATCTGACTTAGACTTGACCAAAGATGCAGAGAAGCGCTGGGAAGAATACCTTGAGCGTAAGAGTCTACCAAACGGTCTACGTGGTATACCTACAGGATTTGCCACCATTGATGCGGCAACTAGTGGTTTGCAAAAAGGTCAGTTGATTGTTGTTGTTGCACCACCTAAGACAGGTAAGTCAACACTTGCTATGCAGATTGCTAATAATGTTCACTTGTCTGGGTACTCTCCAGTGTTTCAATCTTTTGAGATGTTGAACTCTGAACAAGTTACCAGATATGACTCTATGCGTTCTCGTGTATCCCATCATCGACTATCTACAGGAGCACTTACACCAGAGGAAGAGACTCGTTATCAAGCAAAGTTGAAAAGTATCTCTAAGATGGATACTAGGTTTTGGCTTACAGAGTCATCTAATGCGCTAACAGTAAGTGGTATTGCTAATAAGATTCAATCATTGAAGCCAGATGTATTATTCCTTGATGGCGTATACCTTATGAAGGACGAACAGTCTGGTGAAGCTAACACTCCTATTGCTCTAACTAATATCACCCGCTCGTTAAAGCGTCTTGCTCAGACGGCTGAGATTCCTATTGTGGTTTCTACACAGGCTTTGAAATGGAAGATGAACAAGGGTCAAGTAACTGCTGACTCTGTTGGTTACTCATCATCGTTCTTACAGGATGCTGACGTGCTGTTTGGTCTACAACGTGAAGACGAGAACGTAGACGATATGCGTATCCTTAAGGTGCTTGCCAGCCGTAACTGTGGACCTATGGAAGTGTCTATGGTTTGGGACTGGAATACAGGTGACTTCCGAGAGATTAGTGGAGATGATTACTAATGAGAATTATAGTTAATTGGTTTTTACACAAAGTTGAAGTTTGGGCTAAAGGAACAAAACTTCCAGAAAACACAATACCAATGGGGAGTAGATATGTGGAGGACTGGGAATGACAGTAGATGAGATGGAAGGCGTACTTGACCGTTTAGGTGTTGAGTATGTTGGCTCACGTGGAGATGAGATTCAAGGTTACTGCCCAGGGCATGAGGTTCGTACAGGTAAAGTAGACCGCAACCCATCTTGGTACATAAACTCTGAAACAGGTGCACACATTTGTTTTTCTTGCCAGTTTAAAGGAAGCCTACAGTCTCTAGTCAGTTATCTAAATGGTTTTGAAACTTTAGACGAAGCCAAAGAGTGGATAAACGTAGGTGGAGAACTTAGTGAAGCGCTTGAGCGCGCATTGACTAAGAAGAAAGAAGTGTTTGAAGAACTGGTTTACGTATCAGAAGCAACACTTGCTGCTTTTGTAGAGCCGCCATCTCACGCATTGCGCTCACGTGGTTTAACTCAGGATGCGGCGTACCTGCACGAAATTCTATGGGACAGTCTACGAGAGAACTGGATTATTCCTATCCGAGACCCAGAGAGCAAAAAGTTAATGGGTTGGCAGGAAAAAGGTTTCGTAGGTAGATACTTCAGAAACCAACCACAAGGTATGCAAAAGAGCCTATCTTTATTTGGATACGACAAGTACATAGGTGGAGATATGATTCTTGTTGAGTCTCCGTTAGATGTAGTGCGTCTTGAATCCGTAGGTATATCTGGTGGAGTTGCCAGTTTTGGTACATCTGTATCAGAGGAACAGATTAGATTATTAAAGTCTGCCGATAGAGTTATAATTGCTATGGACAATGACCAAGCTGGTCAATACGCATCTTCTCAGGTATTAACTAGCCTATTAGAACTAGAGAAAGATGCGTGGTTCTTTAACTACGGTGACTCTGATGTAAAGGATATTGGAGCCATGAGTAGACAAGAAATACTAAATGGTATAGACTCAGCAGTGCACTCTATCCGATACTCATTATGGAAAGATGTAGTTTAATTTATATCAATATTAGGAGAAATAAATGGTAGCACCAGTACCAAGTAATTATAGAATCACTACGCCCTATGGCAAGCGTGGACCCATGTGGTCTTCTGGACACCACCAAGGAGTTGACTATGCTTGTCCGATTGGCACAGACTTGTATGCACCTATTGACGCAGTTGTTGTTGGCGTAGGCGTACAAGGCGGTTGGGGCACAGCCTTTGGTCGCTTTGAAATTATTCTGCAGTTCACTGCAAAGCGTTCACCACTACTTCCTGCTCGTACCTACTACGCAATTCTTGCTCATGGCTCTAAGTCATATGTAAAGATTGGCGACAAAGTTAAGGCTGGACAAGTTATTGGTAAGTCAGGCGCTGAGGGTAATGTCTCAGGTCCTCACTTACACTTTGAAGTCCAGACTTCTCGTTTCTGGTCTAAGACCAACGATGTAGACCCGCAGTTTGTTATTGATTATCAGCCACCTAAGGTTGTAGAGCCTCTAGCACCAGTCGCTACTACAACAATTGCAGGTGGTAAGCCAGGTGTTGCTAAGCCTCCTGTAAAGAAAGCTCCAGCAAAGAAACCTGCTAAGGCTCCTGCTAAAAAGCCAGTGAAGAAGGCTCCAGCAAAGCCTGTCAAGAAAGCCCCAGCGAAGAAAAAGTAATGTTTACAGGTACGCTATTCCCGTACCAAGTCGAAGCCGTGGAGCGTATGTGCGAGCAGAAAAAAATGCTCGTAGCATACGACCTCGGTCTCGGCAAAACCGTTCTAACTATTGCCGCGTTAGAACAGTTAATGGACGAGGGGAAAATAACAGAGCCAGGGCTTATCATTTGCCTGTCCAGTTTGAAGTACCAGTGGGCTAACTCTATTGACAAGTTCACCGAGCACACATCGTTTTCAGTAGTTATTGATGGGACACCTAAGCAACGTCAGGCTCAGTATGCTCAGGCTATGAACTGGCATAACACACAAGTTGATTACGTAATTATGAACTACGAACAGGTAGTCAATGACTGGGAGTACGTTAGAAAACTTCCACGCGGTTTTGTGGTTCTTGATGAAGCCACCGCTATTAAATCATTTAAGTCTAAGCGCTCTAAGCAGGTAAAGAAACTTATTGACGCGCCTATTAAGTTTGCTCTTACTGGAACCCCAATTGAAAACGGTAAGCCAGAAGAGTTGTATTCAATCATGCAGTTTGTAGATAAGGAAGTGCTAGGACGCTTTGACATTTTTGACTCAGCATTTATTGTCCGTAATACTTGGGGCGGTGTTGATAGGTATAGAAATTTACCTACGCTACATACAAAAATGAAAGAGGCTTCTGTGCGTAAATCACAGAAGGACCCTGACGTTGCTCCGTACCTTCCAGAATCTATTCATAAAGACCCACTGCTTGTACACCTAGACCGCAAGTCTGCAAAACTATACAAGAAAATATCTGGAGACCTTATCCAAGACCTAGACAATGCTCAGGATTTATTTGGTAAGTCGTTTAATCTGTTGTCCCACTACGGATATGAGTCAAACAAGGGGGGTAGGGCAGATGAGGTACGGGGGGCAATTATGTCTAAAGTTGGATGCCTTAAGATGCTATGCTCCCATCCAGAATTGGTAAAGATTAGCGCAGAAAAATTTAAGAACATGACTGGCGATGGTTCATCATACGCTTACGAACTACTAGACGGCGGACACTTAGACGGCGTTAACTCTGCTAATAAGTTTGATACTTTAATTGAGTACGTAAAAGATTTCTTGTCACAACGAGAAGATAACAAAGTTGTTATATTTGCTACGTATGTAGATATGGTTGACCTGATTCAAAAAGCATTAGGTGAAGATATAGCCAAGACATATACTGGCAGATTAGACGCAAAAACCAAGGAGGACAATAAAATTGCTTTCAACACTAACTCATCGATACGGGTTCTGGTCAGTAGTGACGCTGGTGGTTATGGCGTGGACCTTCCTGCCGCCAATCTTCTGGTTAATTATGACCTACCCTGGTCGTCGGGACTTGCAGTACAAAGAAATGGACGAATTAAACGAGCCTCCAGCACCTGGGAAACTATTGTAATTCAAGACCTTTTGGTAGCCAATTCGATTGAAGCACGCCAGCACTCTGCATTACAGCAGAAAAGTTCTGTGGCTAATGCGGTTATTGATGGTGAAGGGATTGATGATAAGGGTGGGGTTGAATTAAATCTTGGTACTTTACGTCAGTTCATACTATCTTCTTCTGTATAAGTCAGGTTGAACTCCACCCAATTATTTGATAGGGTGGAAGTAATGTTAGACAAAACCAAACGTCTGACCACCGCTATAGCGCTTCTTACTAGCTTGCTAGTATCGCTACCTATAGCCCAGGGTCAGGCTAACGCTAATGCGAAACATAAAATATGCAAGACGCAAGCCGCATCTAGGTCGTACACTCGTGTACTCTACGCATCACCCACATATAACAAGAGACTAGCCCAAGCAACTATGGCGGCTAGATACGATTGGTGTGGGGCTCAGTTCGCTTGTTTACACACACTATGGACTAATGAAAGTGGTTGGCATGTTACTGCACATAACCACTCGTCAGGTGCTCATGGTATACCTCAAGCACTACCAGGAAATAAGATGGGTAAAGGTTGGCAGTCCAGCCCAAGTACTCAAATTAACTGGGGTCTAAGGTACATCAAGAAACGGTATGGAACACCATGCCAAGCACTTGGTTTCTGGAACAACCACAATTGGTATTAGAATAGGAATACCATCCCGCTTAGCTCAATGGCAGAGCAGCCGACTGTTAATCGGCAGGTTATTGGTTCGAATCCACTAGCGGGAGCCAAGCCCCCTTAGCTCAGGGGATAGAGCAGCAGGTTTCTACCCTGCGTGTCGCTGGTTCGAATCCAGCAGGGGGTACGCCTTGGTATTCCAACTGGTAGAGAACGCGGTCTCAAACACCGTACAGTGTGGGTTCGAATCCCTCCCAAGGCACTTTAGTGTGCTTTTGTCAGTACAGGTTGGTATACTATAGGTATGCCTAATGCACCTAAAACACCTACCCGTACTATCAGGGTTGATGACGAACTATGGCGGACTGTCCAAGCGAAAGCCGCGCTAGAGGGAATCACCGTAACTAGTATCATAATTGATGCTCTTCTAGCCTATTTGACACCCCAGGTTGACACCGAATAGATTAGTGTGTAGCATCACTGCTATACATTAAGGGGGTCCAAATGGACATCGAAGAACTAAAAGACTTGGTTCAACAGAACTCAGTTCTTAAAGGTCGTCTAGAAGAACTTAACTCACTACAGACGCATATCAAGAAATCCTTGAATGCGGGTGTAAATGAATTAGGTGAAGCAGACGACAAAGGTCACATTGTTGTTGAGATTAACGACAGTGTGTCAGGTATCAATAGAGTGATGCGCCAACGACGTGTATCTAAGTCATTAGATATTAACGTTGCAGAAGAACTTCTCGCAGAGCGTGGACTTCAAGATAAATGTATCAAGATGGTTCCTGTTCTAGATGAAGATGAAATCATGTCTGCTTACTACGAAGGCTTGATTACCGAAGAGGACATCGACAAGATGTTCCCTGCTAAGGTAACTTGGGCGTTAGTGATGAAGTAATGAACGATTTTATAGAAGACGCTTTCTCAATGCTTGAAGAGTTCTACCCAGGTAGTAAACGCAAGCGTAAAGAGAAAGCTGCACCTAAAGAGGTAGCAGAGATAAAGAGTTGGGACTCACGTCCCTACTTCAAGACCATGCCTAATGGTCAAGATATGGAACTCTTTACACTCGGCGCTTTGGCAGATGCACTAGGTCGTCCTATAATTACAGTTCGACATTGGATAAAGGTAGGCAATCTACCTACATCACCTTATCGGCTTCCAACAAAGCCGAATAAGAATGGTGACCCGCACCAGGGTCGCCGACTTTATAGTCGGGCTCAAATTGAGGCTGCTATAGAGATTTTTGATGGGGCTGGACTTTTACACGAAGGTCGTGTAGAGTGGTCACATCACCAGCAAGTCACAAAAGATATTGCTGAGGCGTGGGATAAACTCCGCGTAGAAGAAACTACCAACTAGTGAAAATAAGGAAATAGAAACTATGGCAATTAACCGCCCCGAATTCAAGACCCCAGACATTGAAGTTGCTTTTGAAGATGACTTCGATGTAAATGCACGTCCAGAGCAGAGCGCAAGCACTGCTGTCGGCTCAGGTTGGGATGCTGCAGAAGCACTAACCACACCTACAGGTAACTACCCTGTAGATTTCAAGCACAGTGAAGAGATTCAGGTAGTCAAGTTCATTGACCCTGACGGTCCTTTTGCTACCTACAAGCAACACTTCCTAAATGGTAAGCCAGGTAAGAAGTCATACGTATGCTTGGGTGACAATTGCCCACTTTGCACCGTGTTGAATCATCGTGCTGAAGAGAAGCGTGGTTTCACGATTATCAATTTCAGCGTAAGCCCTGCTCAACGTCAGATTCTTACTGCGACACCACGTCTCTTTAAGCAACTACATCAGGCGCACTTCTCCCCACAGGGACCCTTAAATAAGAACTTCTGGGCTCTAAGTAAGTCAGGCGAACGTCAGACAACTGTCTACCACCTGAATGCAATCAAGGCACGTGACCTTGATGAAGACTGGAGCATCAATGCAGCTGATGCAGAAGCTGCTATTGGCGAGTTTGAATCATACACACGTTCAGTTATCAAGGAAAATTCCTATGCTGAACTTGTAGAGATTGCCAACAGCCTTCTCTAATACCACACAGACTGCCCACCTAGCAGGTTTCCCCTTCTTGCTAGGTGGGCTTTAGGGGATTTACATGAACATTATTACTACACTTGACCAATTAAATGATATGGTCAACTACTACTTAACCCAAGATGCTTTTGCTTTTGACGTAGAAACCGTAGGCGATAACCGCGGTCTTACCCCAGTAAACGAAGTATTGTGGATTACATTTGCTACGCATGGTCGTTGTGACATAATACCAATGGGTCACCCAAACGGTGATTTCCTTGAAGATATTTTTCCACTTACTGATGCTGGTGAAAAGCGTGTTGCTGCAGGTCTTACTCCACGTGCTAGTGACTACTCAAAAGATAAGAAAAAAGCAGACAAGATTTTTAGCTCCCCACCCTTACAGTTATATCCAGGTGAGGTGTTTAAAGCGTTACGTCCATTGATGTTTAATAATGACATATTAACTGTAGGTCATAACTTAGTATTTGATTTAACATCTGTAGCTAAGTACTTTGATGGTGAGATTCCATCGGCTCCATACTTTGATACGATGATTGGCTCATTCATTATTGACAATAAAAACAAGAACAAATGTGGTCTTGATGCTTGTCTAGAGCGCGAGTTTGGTTACCACATGGTCAAGGGTGTAGGTAAAGAAGTAGAGAAGTACTCGTTCGATGAGGTTGCTAAGTATGCATTCCTTGACGCTAAGTACACGTTCTTGCTTTGGAAGAACCTAGCGCCACGTATTGAGAGCGATAATCTAAGTGTAATCATGGACCTAGAGATGAATGTTTTAGAGGTTTTATGTGACGTCAAACTAACTGGCTCACCTATTGACGTAGAAGAGCTAGATAAATTGGATGCACAGCTACGGTTGGACATTGAAACAGCTCGTGCTGATATCTTTAGGATTGCACAAAAGCCTTTTAATATTAATTCTAATAAAGAAAAGCAGTTTATTCTTTACGGACCAAAGTCCGAGGGTGGTCGTGGACTTAAACCTAAACTATTAACTACCGCTGGTCAGAAGAAGTCTGACGAGGGTAAAGAAGTTACATACGAAGACTATTCTGTAGCCGCTGATGCGCTAGAGCATTACCGTAAAGTAGACCCGCTAGTGGATGCTTTGTTAACTTATGCAGACCTTAACAAGTTAAGCACCACTTATGTAGTCCCTTACAAAGGTGGAGAAGTAGTTCGTACAACAGGAGGTAAAGAGAAACGTGAGCAGAAAGAAAGCCTACTTATTAACGGGCGTATCCACTGTGATTTTGTTCAGCATGGCGCGGAGACTGGTCGCTTTAGTAGTCGCAACCCTAACCTTCAAAATGTACCAGCCCCACATACTTCGCACGGAAAAGCCATTAGAAACCTTTTTGCAGCCCCAGAAGGATACAAACTAGTAGTTGCTGATTACTCGCAGATTGAACCTCGTATTATTGCGTCTATGTCAGCGGACCCAATTATGATGGATAACTACCTTAACGGTAGAGATATCTATACAACAGTAGGTGAGACTATGGGAGTAGACAGGCGCGCTGGTAAGACATTGGTTCTTGCTATGGCATACGGTGTTGGTCCTAATAAGATTGCTGCAGATATAGGTTGTAGTGTGACTGAGGCTCGTCAATTGCTAGATAATTTTTCTGAAAAGTTTTCGGCAGTTAATTCCTACCGAGCAAAGGTATTGGGCGCAACCAAGAAAAAGACACCACATTATGTGGCTACGCTTCTAGGTCGTCGCAGGTATCTTCCAGAGATTACATCAAAGGACCAGTTCACAAGAGCACAGGCAGAACGTCAAGCATTTAATACTCGTATCCAAGGTTCAGCCGCGGATATTATTAAGCTTGCTATGGTTCGTGCACATAAGAACTTGCCAGATGGTGCTAAATTAATCCTTACAGTGCATGACGAATTGGTAACTTTGACTCCAGATGATAAGGTAGATGAAACAGTGGACGTAATTAGAGAGGCTATGGAGGGCATTAACTTGTTGAACATACCGTTAGTAGCAGACATTACAGTAGTACAAAGATGGGGTGAAGCCAAGTGAGTTGGAAGTTCTGGGATAAAAAAGAACCTAACGAATCAGATAAATTTGTGGTTGATACAGAAGTATTACCGCTTAGTACATTATTCCGATGGTTCTGTTATGATACAGGTGTAAGCAACACTAATGAGTTTGCAGAAGCATTTGGTTTAAACCCTATTAGTCAAGAGGGTGAAGACATGGAGCTTAGTGAGTCTGCAGACAGACTTGAACAGGTAATTCCTTATCTATCATTCTTAAATGTTATGTCAGACATTAACGCTATGATTTTGGTAAAGACAATGAATGATGTTCTTCTTAAAAAGGGTCTTGTAGATGAAGAATCTTTAGAGAAGTCCCATGAAGACTTATTAGAAATATACACAACCATAACTCTTGGAGCCCTGGTCGGCAGTTTCTCTTCTGCTTTAGCACTGGGTATTGTTGTTAATCCAGGAAGTTTTACATCGGAGGCTGAAGATGAGTTCTAATAATTGGTGGGCAAGCAAGATGGGTACACCAGCCCCAGCGCCGTCACGACCATCCCCAATGCCTGTATCTCCTGTACCTACACCGTATAACCCACCCCCACAGGTACCACAGGAAGCTCCCAGAATGCCTCAGAGCGCTGTAAACGCGTCTAGATGCCCTGGGTGTGGTAGTGGAAACTACGGCTCTACAGACCCTTCTGCAAAGGCTCGATGCTACGATTGCGGATACCCAGTTGTACAGTCTGGTAGCGGTATGGGCAAGGGAATCTCTGGTGGTCAAGGCTCTGGACCTACTCAGGCAGCACGTCAGATTAGTACTGCAAATAATTTTAACCCACAGGGAATCATTGGAAGGATTGAGTAATGAATAGCGAACTACTGAAGGCAATTGCAAAACTCAATAAGAAGTTTGGTGTAGACACCATTATTCTAGGAGAAGACATCAGAGATGACACAGTTGGTCGTATGACTACTGGGTCTCTTGCATTAGACGTAGTTCTTGGTGGCGGGTTTCCTACCAACCAATGGCATGAAATTGTAGGTGAAGCTTCAAACGGAAAGACAGCAGTAGCCCTTAAAACCGTAGCAGCAAACCAACAGCGCGACCCTAATTTTACTACAGTGTGGGTTGCTGCAGAACAATGGGTTCCTTCATACGCAGAGATGTGTGGTGTAGACCTATCTCGCATTTATGTAATTTCTACCAATATTATGGAAGAAGCATACGAAGCAGTAATTGAATTGGTAGGTACTAAAGAAGTTGATTGTGTTGTCATAGATTCATTACCAGCGCTAGTACCTATGGCTGAAGATGAAAAGAACATGGATGAAGCTACTGTTGGTCGTGGTGCTCTTCTTACAGGCAAGTTCTTTCGCAAAGTTGGCAAAGCATCCAAGCGGTCTCTTACAGAATTTGAGCGTCCTTTCATAGGAATTGTAATTAACCAATACCGTATGAAGATTGGTGTCATGTACGGTGACCCACGAACTACTCCAGGAGGGGAGGCTAAAAACTATGCATTCTTTACTAGAATTGAAGTTAAAAGAGATGATTGGTTAGAGGTAGGAACTGGTCAGGAAAAGAAGCGTGTAGGGCAGACGATTAAAATTCGTACGTTGAAGAACAAGTCAGCCCCACCTTCACAAGTAGCATACCTAGATTTCTACTTTGATAATGGAAATTGTTTTGCTGGTGAGTATGATTTTGCTAAAGAGATTGTTGCCCTAGGTATTATTAATAAAATAATTACCAGAGCAGGTGCTTACTATAGTTACAAGGACCAGAAGTGGCAGGGTGCTGAGGCGGTAGTTAATGCTATCCGTGAAGACCTTGACCTTAAAGAAGCATTAGACAAAGACGTACGAGATGCTGTTCGTGCAGCCTCTAAGTACGTTCAGGAGACTAATGAAGTCTGAGGGTCAGAAACAGTCCAAGAAGCACGAGAACAGGCTAGCTAAAGCAGTTGGTGGTGGAACCGTTGCTGCATCTGGAGCGTTCTGGAGCCGTAAAGGTGACGTTAGGTCTAGTGATTTGTTGATAGAGCACAAATGGACAGGTAAGAAACAAGTAACAGTTAAGTCTGATGTGCTTGAGAAGATTGTCAAAGAAGCAATACTTGATGGTCGTATGCCTGTTTTAGGTTTCCATCTAAACAACGAAAACTATATAATGCTAGATGAGAACGACTTCCTAGAGATGCGTCAAAAGATTCAGGAGTGCAGGTGCGCGACCCATTAGACATAGAGAATTGGCGCGCAGACGCTAAGTGTATGGGTATGGATACAGAACTATGGTATCCTCCCAGAGACAAAGATAAGTATAAACCTATTGCAGAAGTATCAAAAGGTGTATGCCTTGGACGAGATGGAAAACCTGAATGCCCAGTACGAATTGAATGCCTGCTATACGCAGAGAGCATACATGAAGTGTATGGTATTTGGGGTGGGCTATCTCACAGAGAAAGAAACGCTCTAAAAAGAAAAGCAGAACGTAACGGTAAGACGTTACAACAATGGGTCACAGAAAATCAATAAGGAGAACTAATGAGTGACAAAGAATACACACCGTTTAAGTGTCCAGACTGTAAAGTTTGGTGGAGAAGTGAGACTCACAAGTGTGAACCACCTAGAGTATCTGTTACAGTAAAGCCTGGCGTTACTGTTGAGGAAACAGGTGGAGGTTTTGTTATTAAACCTTCTCCTTACAGCACATCTAAGTATCAGTATTGCCAAGTGTGCCAAAAACCGTTGGGTAAAACTAAAGAAACACGCTGCAAAGGCTGCGAAAACCAAGATAAAAACTATATAAAGAAATGGAACAGGGGACATCAAAATGGCAAAGGCTACAAAACCTACGGGAAACCTTAAGAAATTGGTAGACGCAGGTAAGATAGAGACTCGCGTAGTAGGTACAGTAGAACGTTACTTATTATCTAGACCAGCAGATACGTCACGTGCTACTAACGTGATTCATCCGTCTGCTATGGTCAAGCCTGATTGGTGCCACAAAGCAGAGTACTACACCCTGCAAGGTGCCGTACCTGCGCCATCAAAGTACAAAGCTTCCATTAAACAGTTACTTACCTTTGAAGAGGGTCATCGTATTCATGCCCGTTGGCAAAACTGGTTTGGCGATATGGGAAAACTACACGGTAAGTGGTCTTGTAATGATTGCAGGTCTTCCTTCTGGGATACAAGCCCAGAAGTTCCGTGTACATCTTGCGGTAGTTCGTTAGGTTTCTCTTACAAAGAAGTACCTGTATTTAGCAAAGAACATGGTATTTCTGGTCATGCAGATGGTTGGCTAAAAGGTTTTGGCGATGACTTACTCCTTGAGATTAAGTCTGTAGGAGAAGGAACCATACGTTGGGAAGACCCGTACTACCTACGCGAGCACGGCAATGATTTCAAAAAAGCTTGGGCTGCATTACGTCAACCATTCACGGTACATATTGCTCAAGCTCAGGTGTACATGAAACTTCTTGAAATTATGGACCCAGTTAACCACCCTAAAGAAGCTATCTTTATCTACGAGTCTAAAGTAGACCAGTTAGTTAAAGAGTTTGTGGTTCCTAAGAGTGACTTTGGCATTTCCAATTTGTTTGATGATGCAAAGAACATTATGATTGCTATTGACAAACAAGAGCCACCAAGGTGTAACATTAACCCTGGAAGTTCATGCTATAAATGCGAGGTGTACAATGATTAAGATGAATGTAGGCGTAAGTGGTGGTCTTACTTTGAGCACGTTACATACACAGGGCTTTGAGGTTGAGCAAGAGTTCCACGGAATAATGCCTAAAATGCCTAACGACATTACAGACCTAGATGACCTAGGTGTTATGCGGTTATGGCAAGAGTACATCGCTTATTCAGAATTTATTCTTGCTCAGGTAACTGTTGCTGAGATGGATGAACAGGCGGCTAAGAAAAAACTAGACCTTATTGAGGCTCGATACAGTGCTAAGCACACACAACCTAAGATGACAGTGTCTGCTATCAAGGCTCTGGTAATGGCAGAAGAAGAAGTTATTGATGCTGATTACGAGTATGCTGTGGCACATAACTACCGTAAAGGTATGGATATGTTATACACAAATGTAACTGGTCAGTGTAACTTTATTAGCCGTGAATTAACTCGTCGTACATCAGGTAGCTTTACTAGTCGAGCAAGTAAGTTTACAACATAATGTGCGATGTTAGTATAGATATTGAAAAGTTAAAAGAAACTTTGGCTAAAAAGAAAGAGCAAGAACATGATTAGGTTGGGAATGCACATTGTACTAATAGGTATAGCTGCAGCACTAATAACTGCTTTTTTCTATGGAGATAAATAATGTCTAAATTAACACGAGAAGAACTAATTGCACAATATGGACATCAAAAGCGTAAACGCAAAGAACAACTGCCTACTTATTTAGAGATACAGAGCCGTCATTTAGACCGTCACGCTGAGGTAGACGGTAATTGTGTCTTGTGTAAAGAATTTGTAGATGGCATTGAACAACCACAGAGATACCCTTGTATTTCATTACGGAGAGTAGGATTAGGATGATTAAAGAGCACCTATGCCAACTTTGTTCAGCTAGCAAAAATCAGCCAGAAGGTACCAAGCCAATCAAGTTAATTGATGGAATGTGCCGTTGGTGTAGCAATGCATGGAACTTAGGGTTTGCCACTGCTGTTGGAGAAAAAAATGCCTAATCCAAAATTTTGGGGTGACTCAAATATCAAAGGCGCAGTAGCCATAGGTATTGACCAATCTTAT